ATGAAATTACAAATGAGTTATGTTTAATATCTACTGATGATGGAGAGGCTAAAAAAGATGGATGGTCTGTACATTTTTTCGATTACGATTATATTTGGTTTAGTAACCCAGAAGACTTAAAAACTCTTATTAATGTTATAGAAAAGAATAAAGAATGAAAACACACAAAATAACAAACCGGTATGGAGATGAGTTCACTCTTACTCTTCAAGAAGACGGAACCATATTATGGGAAGGTAATTTTGAACATTGTAGATTTGGATGTCCAAACGACTACACAAAAGCCTTTTTTGAATATACAAGAGATACCGGAGGAGGTATTTCATTAGAACAATTTAAAGAATTAGTCCACGCTTATGATGATGAGAAAGAATCATATGTCTTAGAAGATAGGAAATATGCCGAACTTGTAACTTCAAACACAGCTATAATTAATATGGTTGATCCATCAGGAGGACCCTACTTAACAAGAGATATGAAAATAGAACAGCTGTCACCTAAGAAAGTAGATAGGTTTGAATGGGTTGAAAAGGGCTATATAATATACTTAAAATAGTTGTTTGTTTAAAGTATTCTTCTTATATTAAGGTATAATTATAAAATTAAGGTTATGAAGAAGTATTTAGTATCAGTATTAGGGTTAGTTTTACTAGTAGGATGTGAAAAGACTACTATAGAAGAAGAGATAACACACATAGTTGAAACACCAGAAGCGATTACTGACTACAATGTAGCGTCCTACTATTTAGATAAACCACTCAACCTTGTAGACTATAAGGACGAAGACAAACATTCTAATCCTTTAGATATCACAGTGGTTGATTATAACTTAGACGGTTATGACGATGTAGTAGAATCAAATTCACATTATGGAGAAACCTACAGAACTAAGTTTAAATTCTACCTCGGTCAACCAGACGGGACGTTAAAAGAAGACCAAACTAATTCAAATAAGTTTGAAGGTTTAGTACATGCCAGAAAAGGTATTGTAGGAGATTTCAACAAAGACGGGAAGCCGGATCTATTTTTTGTAGGACATGGCTACGATAAACCTCCTTACCCAGGGGAGTACCCTGTATTATTTCTTAGCACGGAAAATTATGAATTCACTTCTTTATACTTTACGGAGTTAGTTGATTTTTTCCATACTGCTGCCTCAGGAGATTTAGATAATGACGGAGATTTAGATATTATACTTGATGGGTTTAATACTTTCATACTGGAAAATGACGGTAAAGGCGGTTTTAGTAGTACCTCACTAAAAGATTCACAATTATTTACAGAAGGTGTAGACAGGTACTTTGAAAATAAATTTACATTAGAGTTATACGATTTAGATAATGACGGGTACTTAGATATTATTTTAGGAGGTCATGAATTTGAAGGTACTAAGGAACCTAATGTTATTCTTTATAACTCACCAACTGGGTTCACCGGCCGATATACTTTTATAGATACAGTTATAGACTACAAAGTAACTATTGATATAGATTTTTACGATTTTGACAATGACGGAAAATCAGAGTTAATACTAAACCGGACGGGAAGCACAAATTTCTACACAGGATCTTATATACAGGTTGTTAACATAGAAGGTATAGATATTACTAAAGAGGTGTTTTTAGACACTTCTTATAAAAATATAGCTGGAGATCAATGGATAGCTTGGTTAATAGTCTACGGGAACACCTTAATTCTTAATGACCTTTACTCAGATAAAAGCTGGGCTATAACAGATAAAGGTATACAGTTAAGTAATTAGATTTATGTACGATATACAAAGAGAACTCAACAAGTACTTTAGTAAAGAAGTACACCATAGAACATTAGATAAATACTGGTATGGAGTAGATTCTAAAAAGAACTTTGATAGACAGGTTAAGACTCAATATAGTGAACTAAAAGAATATATAACAATACCAATAACTTATACTTGGAACAGAGATAAATTTAGATCAAACTTTGAATTCACGCCAAATAAAGATTTAAAGGTTGATATATACTTAGGATGTTCTCACACTATGGGTACAGGACACTATTGGGAAAATACCTGGCCTTACCATGTATCAAAATATACCGGTAATGAAATAGTCAATTTAGGTGTAGGAGGGAAAGGAATAGAGTTATCATTTATAAACCTAGCTAAGTACATAAAATACTTCAATGTTCAAAACATCTTTCACTTCCAGCCAATATACGCTAGGTACAATTTTCCTTACAAAGGAGAAATAGGAAGCGTATTAGTACAGAATGTAGATTTAAATAACGGAGAAGAGGATTACGTACCTTGGCGAAAAAAGTACATAAAAGAAGAATTACTAAACGATGACTATATTGTATATAATCACTATAAACATACATTAAGTATACAAGGCTTATGTAATACGTACAGTATACCGTATTACCATATGTATAAACTGCCCGATACAAGAGATGATAAAAGTACGCTAAAGGCAAGGGACTTAGTACACTATAACTCTACACAATTGAAAGCCATTGCTAACGAGTTTTTATCTAAGATGAACACTACAAATGGGTACAATCAAATACTAGATGATCTAAAATGGTAAATATACATAAAAACTTCCTTACAGAGAGTGAATGTACAGCCCTTCTTAAAGTGGCTATAGATAAATTTGAAATTGATAGACGTACTTATTCTGGCTGGAGCTGTAGAGTTAATAGAAGTTTAGAGTTTGAGAATAGAATTAAGAATATACTAACCAATATATCCCCATATGAATCTTTTCATATTAGTTGGATAAATTTAACTGAATACAAACAAGGAAGTTCATTAGAACTCCATAAAGACGAAAGGAGTAATTTTACTTTTACTATACCGTTAACAAGTAAGTACCAAGGAGGAGATTTTCTAATAGAAGGTAGTATATATAAGTTAAATTTAGGTGACTGTATAGCGTTTACTGGAGGAGAATTAGAACACGGAGTTACAGAAGTTAGAGATGGATATAGAGCATCTCTTAATATATGGATAAAACAAGGAAATAAAAAAGTGATATGAACTCGGAAAAATATACAAAAGGAGTAATAGCAGGTAACTTTGATGTAATGCATCCAGGCTATATTAAAATGTTTAAAGAAGCTGCTGCCAATTGTGACTGTCTTGTAGTCTTACTACACACAGACCCTTCTATTGAACGTCCTCATAAACTTAAACCTATCCTGTCAGTTGATGAACGAAGAGAGATGTTGTTTGAACTTAAATCTATATGTGACATAATTACATACACGTACGAAGAACAGCTCTTAGACTTATTAAAACTAGGGGAGTTTAATGTAAGATTTCTTGGAGATGATTACAAAGGTAAACCTTTTACTGGAGACGTTTTGAATATACCTATTTATTATTTGAATAGAGATCACGGATGGTCTACGACTAAGTTCAAAAGGATGATTGCAAAAACAGTATGATAACTCAAAAGAAAATTTTTACTGTAGAAGAGTGTCGGTACATACTAAATCAAATATATACCCAACCTCTAAAATCTCCCCATACTACATCTTTGCAAGAAAGTTACCGATTTAAAGGAGCTAATATAAAATACTTAAATGTTAATATCTACAATCCCGATTACAGTAAAATATTAACTCTATTAGAAGATAGGTTGAGAGAATTTGGAGTAGTAAAAATTCCACCTACTATAGATTTATTAGAATACACTGTAGGTAGTTCCCAAAAGGAACATAGAGATGATTACCGTTCAGTTAAGAGAGGGAGATCTATATCTATCATGTTATCAGAAGAGGAGGACTACGAAGGAGGTAATTTAATTATAGAGGATTCAATAGCGTCCAAAGAGATAGGGACTTTAATATTCTTCCCTTCTGATAAACTCCATTCAGTATCTAAAGTTACTTCTGGTAAACGATTAGTCTTAGTCATGTTTCTTAGGCAAGAAAATTTACATATTAAAAGTGGATTAATTTAAAACTTCTTCTTATATTACATAACACACCTATATTTATATTAAATAAAGCTTTATAAACTATAATCATGAAAGGAACCCTTTTTTCAACAGATTTTGTAAAAGACTCTAACGGAAACCTGAGATTGCTTGAAATCAATACAGATACTGCTATTGTTACTTCAGCAGTCAACCAGTTAGACTTTACAGGATTCAAATCAGTACTAGAAAGTAATTCTATTACTAAAGTAAAGACAATTCACAAACTATATCAAGAAGATATTGTAGATGCATTAAAAGCATATATTGGTGCTAATGTTTCTTCAGTAGTTTCTTTTGAAAGTATTGTGGAGGATAGTAACACTATTTACCCAACATCTGTTGAAGACGCAGATGATACATTTATCTTAAGATTAGCTTACGATGAATCAGCATTGTTAGACAGTGAGTATGCCAAAAACACATTCAACATCCTCCGACTTTTCAAAGATAATAACCTACTATCCAACACAGTAGGATATTACTACAAAGGTATAAATGGAGTAGACGACAACCTAGACAGAACATTCAATGTAGAAAATGCTCCTGATATACTAACTAAAAACTTGACTACAACTTTAGGAGAACCAATCGAATTTTTTAAAATTGGCCAACCTCAATTGGATGATGAAAGCAGATTTGGATCAATGCTTAATTCTATAGATGAAGGTAAAGTTGTCATGAACTTCTATAACGACCCTAGCGCTTCTAAAGTAGAATCATTTAGATCAATGCATATAATTTTCGGAAGCAGTTTAGATATTATTAGCTTAGGAGGATTTAAATCTACCGCTATATTAGAAAAACCATCCAGTTTACAAAATTTCGATGGAGAAATTTTAACTAAAGTAGATTTAAAACACTACCATGAATTAACTACAACTCTTCCAAGATTTGGAGTAGGTTCAAACTACGGAGGTATCTTTGAAGAAGAGAGTATTGTAAAAGCAGATGGTACATTAGTTTCTATTAAAGAAGCAACAGTAGGAGATTCTTTTAAATCGTATTTTATTTCTGGCTCTCCTGATACAGATATTGAATCAGAATACCTAGCTTGGACTTTTCCAGGATCTGAATTACCAAGTGGTTCATACGCTACGACTTCTACTTTAATTAATAACCTTGAAGTAGATTTATTTTACAATATGATCTTCCATGTAACTTTAGAAGATGGAAGCGATTTCAGAGCAACAGGAAACTCTCATGTTCTTGCATATTCTATAGAAGAAGATTTACTAAAGTATGTTTCAGTTAACTACTTACATGCTACCAAACATAAATTAGTCTCAGCAGGTAGTGGACTAGTAAATATTACAGGAGTAGTTTGCGAAATACTTGACGGTTCATATTCATCTCATATTCTAGATATGGAGACTGCAGATACATTCTTTATCGGCGACGGACAATTAAGTATAAAAATTGTTGCACACAACTGCTTCCCAGCTGGTACTAAAATTACCATGGCAGACGGATCAGTAAAGAATATTGAAGACGTTAAAGCAGGTGACAAACTTTTAACAATCAACGAAGAAACTCAAGAGCAATCTGAAGGTAGAGTTGGAGATGTATTAGTTAAGAAAGATAGATTATTATTTGAATTCAAATTAGAAGACGGAGGAGTAATTAAATCTACTTCACACCATAAGTATTTTGTAAAAGAAAAATCTTGGTTAGCAGCTCAAGACATTCAAGTTGGAGATGTATTAGTTAGATCAAACGGAGACGATGTTAAAGTTGAATCAATTGAACAGCACGAAGGTGAGTTTGAGGTATTCCATATCATCGATGTAAAAGATAACCATACGTACTATGCAGAAGATGTTTTAGTTCACAACTACAAAAGATGTTTCATTGCAGGAACTGAAATTACTTTAGCTAACGGAGACGTTAAGAATATCGAAGATGTAGCAGTAGGAGAAGAAGTTCTTACTTACAGTGAAGATAAAAAAGTAACAGAACAAGGAGTAGTAGGTGACTTAAAGAAACATGAAGTTGATTCTGTAATTAGGTTAACTTTAGATAATGAAAATGTAATTGTAACAACAGCAGAACATCCTTTCTACGTAGTAGAAAAAGGTTGGGTTAAAGCTGGAGAATTACAACCATTAGATGTTTGTTTAAAAGAAGACGGAAAAGAATCTTTAATCTCTACTGTAGAAGTATTAGAAGAGAAACATGAAGTATTTAACCTACTTAGCGTTTCAGGAAACCATAACTTCTTTGCTAACGGAATATTAGTTCACAATAAAAAATAAATAATTATGCCAGTAGTATATAAATCGTTTGATTATCAAACAGAAGCAAGAGATAAAGCTGTAGAAGCAGTAGACAGTACAACTAAACAAGAAATGGATAGTATTGTTTCTAGCTTTGTAAATTTATTTAAAGCTAAACACTTATAATAATAAGCTAAATATTAAATGGTTGTCGAAAAAACGTTATTCTCCAAACAAGATTGTGAGTATATAAAATCATTTTACGATACCGCAATTGAGAAAAACGAAATAGGTTTTAAATTAAAATCAGACAAGTACCCACAAGGTATAGCAATAAAAGACGGTTCAGCAGTTTCTTGGAATGAAATCCAAAATGAGACGCTGGACCGTTTCTTATTAAGGAAGTTAAATAAGTTAGGTATAATCTCACTACCGTATTTAAAACTAATGAAGTACGGAGTAGGAAATGAAATGAAACCACACAGAGATTTTCAAGCTTACGATACCGATGTAATCTACAGATCTACTACTATACAACTTTCTGACCCCGATGAATACAACGGAGGAGAGTTATATGTAGAAGGAGTTAAGGGAAGTAATCTACAAGGTACTGCGATTATGTTTAACCCTAATCAGAAACATTGGGTCACTGAGATCACTAAAGGAGAGAGATGGGTCATTGTAGCATTCCTAGAGGAATCACACTTTAGTTATAGAAAAACAGTAATATGATCGAACAAAAAGTTTTATTTTCACCTGAAGAATGTCATAAGATTAAAACTGAAAATTTAGTTATATACCCTCCTATTGAAGATAAAGAATGGTGGGCGTCTCATTCTGTTAATGACAAGTTTAAAAACAAGCAGGAGTATGAAATCAGCAACATAGACAGTAGAAAGTTTATACTGAGTAAGGTCAAAGAATTGGGTGTTAATAGTCTTCCCTACTATAAAGTAATACACTACACACAAGGAGGTTATTTTAATCCTCATATAGATGCTGGATGGAACAATCCTATAAGGAGGAAGACTATGTTAATACAGCTGTCCTCAGAGAATGAGTACCAAGGAGGGAATATGTACGTTAAAGACACTCTTTTTACTAAGCAGTTAGGAAACGTAATATTATTTGATTCAAATATTACTCATGAATTGAAGGTAGTTGAAAGCGGGGATAGATTTGTAATGGTCTGTTGGTTAGGTGCTGGTAATTTAGATATAAAGAAGGATTTTATTTAAAACTTTACTGTAAAATAGTTGTGAGAACAATATATAGTTCTTATATTTAGGTATATTAATCTATTAAAAACAAATGTTATGAACAAATTATTTTTTGTACCTTCAACCAAAATTAATGCAAGAATTGCCGATACTGTTATCGCCGGAAACCATATTACAGTAGGTGGTTTAACTTATCAAATGGTATCTAAAAGACCATTAGGAAGAAGGGTGTTGAGAAAATTACTAAACGAATCTACTAACACAAAAATTACTATCTACTCTTAATGAATAGACTCGATACTCAATATCAAAATCTTCTTAAAGACATTCTTGATAATGGAATTGATAAAGAAGATAGAACCGGAACCGGAACAATCTCAGTATTTGGTAGACAAATAAGACATAACATGCAAGATGGATTTCCTCTCCTTACAACAAAGAAGATGGCAATTAAATCTATTATGACTGAATTGAAATGGTTTCTAAAAGGAGATACCAATATAAAATATTTAGTTGATAATAAATGTTATGTTTGGAATGGTGATGCTTTCAAAAACTTTAAAACAAAGTTTAATGGTCCTGCTATTGCAAAAGGAAAATTATTTGATGAAAAAGTATTTGTTGAAAAAATAAAAACAAATGACGAGTTTGCTGAAAAATGGGGTGAGTTAGGACCTATATATGGAAAGCAATGGAGAGATTGGAATGGTATAGACCAAATCTTAAATTTAGTTAACTCCCTAAAGAAGAATCCCGACAGTAGAAGATTAATGGTATCAGCTTGGAATGTAAATGAATTACATGAGATGACTTTACCTCCTTGTCATTATGGATTTCAAGTTTATACAAGAGAGTTGAATCTTGATGAAAGAATAGACTACTTAAACAAAACCACACTAAATAAATCTTCAGACTGGTTAGAAGGGCATTTGGATGAATTAGGAGTTCCAACAAGAGGAATATCTCTCTCATGGAATCAAAGAAGTGTAGATACATTCTTAGGGTTACCTTTTAATATAGCTTCATATGGTATGTTGTTAAGTTTATTGGCTGCTGAAGTAAATATGATTCCGGAAGAACTTATTGGTAATTTAGGAGATACTCATTTGTATTTAAATCATATTGAACAGGCAGGTAGACAGTTACAAAATGAACCTAAACCTCATCTTCCTAAACTTAAACTAACTAACGTAGATATTCCTAATGGAGAGTTTGATTATGAGATTTTACATTACCATTCTCATGATAAAATATCTGCACCTATTTCAAATTAAAGTTTCTAGTCTGAATTATTCTTCTTATATTTAGGTATAGAAATTAGAAAGATATGCACTTAAGAACTACAAGACGATTAGCTGATAAGTATTTAAAGAATTGTGAGAAGATATATGGCTTGAGTAAGTTTCACGAAACTACTCCTTACATAGAATTCCAACCTTATGTTCATTCTGTTTATACTGAAGATGATAATCCAATTGCAGAGTATATCTTCGATTACAATACAATAGTAATATATTATAAGAATATTAATAGTGCAGAAGATTTAGCACAAACAATCGTTCACGAATATCAACATTATTTACAATCTCCTTCTTGGATGACTCGTTACTACAATATGGGCTTCTGCTATTCAGATCATCCATATGAGATAGCAGCATTTAATGAGGAGAAAAACTGGAAATTAGTTGCTTAATTAAAGGACTATTCTATATTTATAAATTAACTAACTAAACTACAATTTATGGCTTGCGGATGCGGTAGATCTCCAGACGGATGTAGAGGATGGCACTCCCTTACAGAAGAAGAATACAAAGTAGAGTATGATGCGTTTCTTAAAGAGAAAGACGGTATCTTACGTGTTAAAGAAGTAGAACACTATACAGATAGCCTTTTTAAATTTAAACTCTCTAAGACAGAAGAATATAAATTTAAGGCCGGACAGTTTACGATGATAAACGTAGACGGGGCACCTAAAAGAGCTTATAGTTTTACAAGCGGTCCGGAAGATGACTTTATAGAATTCTACAGTATTAAGGTACCTAATGGACCTCTTACAAGTAAGCTTCAAAAGATCCAAGTAGGAGACTTTGTGAATGTTTCTCCTAAAGCTACCGGAACATTAATTATAGACAATCTAACTGAAGGAACTGATTTATGGTTACTTGCAACAGGAACTGGAATAGCTCCATTCATCAGTATGTTATGTGATCCTAAAACTTACGATACGTTCAAAAACATTCACGTTGTCTGGTCTGTAAGGGAGAAAGAAGAATTAGATGCTTTCGATGAATGGTTAAATTCTATCGGTATAGACTATATTCCTATCGTTACAAGAGATAAAAGATGGGAAGGTGAAACAAGACGAATAACTACTTTACTTGAAAGCGGAAACGTGATACCAAACCTCAACCCAGACAACGATAAAGTAATGTTGTGCGGTAATATGGCTTTTAACAAAGAGATTATGGCAATGTTAGAGGAAAGAAATTATACTGAAGGTAATAGTAGAGAGGCTGGTTCATTTGTTTTAGAGAAAGCTTTTGTTGGGTAAAGAGTCGTTTCTTTAAAATATTCTTCGTATATTTAAATCTAATTAAAAATAGAGGTTATATGAAAGCAAAACGTCATTACGAAAAATGGTCATTAGAAGAAGCTAAAACTTTTTTGGATTTTTACTTAGCTAATATTACTAGAAAAGATTACTCAATAGTAATAGATTCTTATGCAAAGCAAGTAGAAAGGACAAACGATGCAATAGCATTTAGAGTAAAAGAGGTAATTAGTATTCTCACTAATGCAGAGAAAGGATTAAAGAAGGATAAATGGACTACTGAATTCATTCAAGCTGTTGAAGATAAATTGAATGAAGGTTCTATTTCAAAGAATAAGATGTTAATGTTATTTGAATAATATGTTTAGTGTATATTGGTATATATTTTCTGGATATAGAGGGAGTTCTATAACAGAGCAGCTTAAAGCTAAATACCCTTATCAAGGTATACTCTATAAAGTAGGTTACCAAAGAGGAGAAGAAAATTTCGGAAGGGTAAAAGATAATGCTGAATACGATAAAGATAAAAACCCCATTTGGATAGAATTATGGGATAAAATTCAGTGTGGAGGAATAATAAAAGGATTTAAAACTGAACAAGAAGCCAAAGCAGTAGAGGAAAAAATACTTCAGGAAATTGGACCTAAAGATTTTAATCTTTATGAAAAAATTAGCGGTATAAGAGAATTTAGAATTGCTAGTTTAGAAAGAAAACAAATTTTAAATAAATACTTCAATTAATATGGCACTATGGGATGTAGATGGAGAGATAGTTTATGCTGAAGGTAGCTTATCTCTCACACCGGAAAAAACTAACGCAGTATTTGTAACTCGTCATCGATATAAAGTACCTTATTCAAATGTAGGTATGGGAGGATTTGTTAAAACAGATAGAGGAACATTTCATACTCCTTCTTGGATTGAAGTTCATCCCCAAGCTAGTTTTGAAGATTTGATTGTAGATAAAAAACCATTTGAAGAGTTATTTGTTGAAGAAAAGAAATGGGAGTTCAAATCAGGCTCTTCAGATAAAGTATATACTGTTAAACATAATAAGCGAGGAGAATTGTCTTGTGACTGTATGGGGTATATAGGACATAGAAAATGTAAACATATTACAGAAGTTAAATCAAAATTATGAGAGAAATAGTTCAATACTTTGTATGGTATATTATCCCGGGCATTGCTTGGGGAGGATTTTTAGAATACTACACTACTAAAAATTTACCCGAACCATTCAACAGGCCGTGGAATATGCCTGAAAGATTGATGCATATATTTTTCTGGCCGCTTTCTTTTGGCAAGTTTATAATAGAATTTTTTAGAGGGTTATTTGGATACTATGACGACGAAGAGTAGGAATATAGTTATTATTGTAATACTATTATTTATTGTTTTAGGAGTAGTAATTGCAGTTACATATAGAGAAAAGACATTTAATATAGTAGAGTTAGGAAATAAAAATGCTGTATTAAATAGAACTGAAAAGAATTATTTAGATACAATAGTAAGTGTAGGGTTAAGCGAGTTAAATATTTCCGGAATAACAGTTCTTATAGATCCATTAGAAAAAGAACTAACAACAGGAGAGTTTGAAATTCAAGCTCATATAATTGGGACACAAAACCAATTCATAATCTTCACAGAGATGTTCTCAAGAGAGAAATCTATAGAAGTTATGTCTCATGAATTAATCCATCTACAGCAGTATAATTCAGGCAGGTTAGTTAAGACTAATGGAGGAGTAATTTGGGAAGGATATTATGTAGAGTCAATAGCAGAAATTCCTTATATGGCTCGTCCGTGGGAATTAGAAGCTTTTGTTTTAGGGGAGAATTTAAAAAGAACTTTGAGAGTAATTTTAATCAAAAAGTAGTTATGTACACACCGCCAGAACAAACACCTATAACTGTCGCTTATAGAAAGAAGACAGGAACTAAAGTTTGGATCAAAACATTCAAAGACTTAAGATCTCCAGACCGATTAATAACAAATCGTTCTAATCTACTACCAACTGGAAGTGAGATATTAGAAATAGGAGTAGGAAGTAATTTTGAAGCAAGTTATAAAAAGAAATATAAAGTTAAATGAATTTAATCTACATGCAGCAGACTATCGATTATATGGCTAGAGTCAATCCTCATTTAATTGAAGACTTATCAAAGTACGGTGTTCCGGAAGGGCCAATCGAACTAACAGATGATAATGGTAATACTACTCATAAATACTATATGTATAAGTTAGATGCACTTAACTAAAGACTACTTATTAGAAGTTTATAATAATCAAAAGAAAGAAGGGTTTAAAGGAAGGGAGTCATCTCCTACTCATTTAAACTCCGCTATCGTTGAATGGAATATTGAAAATTACTGGAATAATCCAGATGCAAGTATACTTACTGCAGACAATAAAGGCTTTGTGTTTCTTTTATACACTTTCCAAAAAGATGTTAATGGAGTAGATAAACTTTACTGCGAAATAAGACATATAGTTACATTAGAACAATTTAGAGGAGAGGGTATTGGAAAGAGTTTAGTTGAAGCTACAAAAGCACATATGGTAACACACAACTCTTCTTACTTAAAAATACTTTCAGATAAAAAAGCTACAGAGTTCTACAAAAAAATTGGATTTAAAGAAAGTGGGATTACAAAACATGGACTTTCTTATTTTTGTAATAATATTAATACAATGACTACTGTTAATATGCCGGCTAGTGACTATCCATTCATGAACACAAACCCTAACTCAATTTTATGAAAGGTACTATAAGAAATGTTCTTGACAGTAGCGATATACTCTCTATTTTTAATCTGTATAAAGAACTACCAAATGAAGTATTGATAGATGGAGAATTACAAAACAGACATAATGTTTCGAATAGTTTAGGAATTTTTCTACTATCCTCTTTCACAAAAGAAGAATTTGAATCGTTTAATAATAAAATACTCACTTCAATAGAACAAAAAGAAGGAGTAGAATTAGAGGTAGTTTATTCAAGAGTTTTAAAATATACAGCAGGATGCTATATTAAAAAACATTACGACATTAAAACTCCTCAAACAGAATCAGGCCTATCTATCATTATACAGCTATCTGATCAAGAAGATTTTAAAGGAGGAAAGGCGATGATAGAAGATGAAGAGATAAAACTCACACCTGGTGATTTAGTTTATTATAACTACAACTACGAACATGAAGTAACTAAAGTCTTTTCCGGAACAAGATATGTTGTAAATTTAAGAGTTAAAGTTAAAAAAAGTAACACTTTAATTTAAGGAAAAGTTGCTAGAACGATTTTTTCTTCTTATATTTAGTTATAATAATTAATAGACAGTTATGGGATTAGCTAATACGATTTTAAACCAATACACAAAAACATTAAAAGTTATTCAGAGTTCTAATAAGGATGTACATTTAGAAGCTGCCAATAGAATGAATAGCCTATTTATTAAGAATAATTCACAAACTGATAATAGTGGTAATCTTAATACACCTGAATTAGTTAGTGTAATGTATGAGGAACTTAACAGACAACTTCTAATCAAGAAAAATGAAATCGCTAGAAAGACCAACTAGACTAAAACTATCTCACAATCCAACTGCTGAACTTATTAAAGCAATATGTAAGAAGCAGAAGAGAGATAAGAGAAAGAGAAGAGGAGTTTGTTAAATTAAAAAATAAAGGTTATGTCAGCATTAGAATTTAGACCAAATCTAACTCCTACCCAAATGCTAGAGGAAGGAATATTTGGCGGTAGTTATTTCGGAGTAGAAGAGTTAGAAGGAGATTACGATTATCAATCTCTATTTCAAGAGACATTATCTAATATATCTCCTCACTTATATTTAGGAAACAAATACAGACCTAAACTAAATAAGTTTAAAGTACGTTCCGGAATGTCATTTGAGTATTGGGTTGATATGAAATGGATGCATGCAGATGATCCTTACGGGTGGTTTGAATGGTATATCAAATACTTTAACGGAAGAAGGCATCCTGACGACGATAGACAGATTAGAAGATGGCAGGACTTTTGCGGTCCAAATGGTAGATGGAGAAATAGAATCTATAAGAGGATATTTGAAACAGATGATTGGAATGTTTCCCCTCGTATCCAGCAATCTCTTTTACATTGGGGATATAAAGTAAACGAAGACGATTATAACTTATGGTTGAATGCTATCCATAAATCAGATAACTGGTGTCATTATGGAGGAGTTCCTTCTACAAAAGCTTATATGTAAAAAGGTTTAAAATAAAGTTGGTTCGTATTGTTTTTCTTCTTATATTAAGGTATAGAAATTAAAAATAAAGGTTATGACAAATTCAATTACTGTTTACGATTCGATGGACGCACCATCTACTGCTGGTTCAAGTTTAAAAGGACATTTAAGTTACGGAATAACTTACGATATGTTAGTAGATTTTTTAGGGGCACCAACTTTCCTTCCGGAAGATAGCGGAGATGGAAAAGTTAATTTTGAATGGATTGTAGAGTTTGAAACTGAAAACAATGCCACAAAGGTATTTAGTATTTACGATTATAAAACTGAATCTCCAGAATGGTCAAAAGCTAATACCGGGAAGATGGAACAGGCCGAGGAATGGTTTGGAGGTAAGAGATGGCATGTAGGAGGTAAATATTACGCAGGTGACTTTATCGATTTTATCGAAGAAAAAGTTAAAGAATTAGTTGTTAGTTAGAATTATTCTTCTTATATTAAGGTATAATTAAAAACAACATATTTTATGAATTTGAATTTAAAAAATTTCCGACCATTTTATTATTTTAATACCGAATCGAGGTTGAATAAATTAAATAAATCGACTTTGATTAAAATAAATGGTGTCAGCCATTATAATATAAAATAATAAAAAAAAGGAGGGGGTTTAGTTGCCTCCTCCAATTAAAATTCTTATATTAAGGTATAGAAATCAAAAATAAAGGTTATGACACGTACAGAAATTTTAAGATTAAGATTAGACGAGCTAGATAAAGAAAGAACTAACATTCAGGTTAGGACTAAAAGACTTTATATCAGAAGACAGAAAGAACTTATCAATGTACTAAGAGATTGGTTTATTCCTTTTAATATAGAAGATAGAGATGTTAGTTTTAAATTTACTGAATATAGAGTAGAGGTATTGAAAAAACAAAAAGAGGAAGATCAAGTTATTTTCTGGTTTAAGCTAAGAGAAGAATGGGAAGGTAAAACTACTTTTACTGGTTTTGAACTTAATAAATATTCTGGAGGAGCAATAATAAGCGAGGATGCTGTTACTAACATGCTTTTAGCTGCTCAATGGAGTCAATTTGTATTAGATTATCAAGATGATATTGTTGCTGAACTAAATATGGTTCAAGAGAGATATGATAAGTTTCTTGAAGTTATTGGAAAGAAAGAAGGAGAGTTAAGAAAAGCTATCAGTCAACAGCAATCAGATATTGATAAATTAGAAAAAGAAAATAATCTAGCCAAACTTACTACAGAAGGGATTGAGTTAGATACCAATAAGAGAAAAAATAAAGATACATACTTACCATCATTAGAAGTGAGGTTTGATTGGACTTTAAGATCAGTTAAAGCGTTAAAAGTTTTAAGAATGACTACTTCTAAAAAGTCAGCTGATGTTGAAGTTACGACAAGAGACTGGCAAGGAAGCCTACACAAGACAATTGTAGAGAGAGTTAGAATGGATAACATTCTACATTTTGTAAACTACAATAGAGATATTATCGTTTAATACCTTTTGTTTTTAATTATTATTACTTGAAAGAGCCGGAAGACGTCATAACCCTTCCGGTTTTTTTATTGAAAATAACTAAAGAAAAAGTTGGAGCCTATTGTTATTCTTCTTATATTAAGGTATAGAAATTAAAAATAAAGGTTATGACAATTACAGCGATCAAAAAGGCAAATTTTAAAGCAGTTAAAGATTTACTAATCAATAAATATAATGCTTACAACATCGATAATGAAGGTTCATTCTTCGGTATGTGTATAGATTTTGAAGATTTTACTATGTCTTGTCAACTAACAAGAGATTGTGATTTCGGATCTTATGACAGCATTAAGCTTTCCGGAGATGGTTGGACAGAAGAAGAGATAGCTAAACAAGCAGCTGCAGAAAGGTTAGAGTCGGAAGTAGAAGCTGATATGAAGAAAATAACTACTAAAATAGTTGCTAGTTAGAAATATTCTTCTTATATTAAGGTATAGAAATTAAAAATAAAGGTTATATGATTGAAACAAGAGAATTACTCAGAGAAGAATTAAGATTACTACTTGACGGAACTAATAATGTTAATCAGACAGTAGAAGAAATCATTGCACACATCAGATGGAGAGAAGATAATTTAAATGAGTAAATAGTTGCTTGTCCGTAATATTCTTCTTATATTAAGGTATAATTAAAAACAATAAAAATAAAGGTTATGGTATTTACAGCTTACGTTTGTGATGATTACGAATTAACAGATTCAGGAGTATTAGTTATATTTGGCAATTATGCTGAATTCACATCTAATGATAGAGAGATGATTGAACAGTTTATAGAGACTAGTTCTCATAATGCTGTTGTTTGTCCTGCTATCTTTACGGATGAATTTGGAGTGCAACCTAAAAGAATTCTTTTTAAATAATAGTTGTTAGTTAGAAATATTCTTCTTATATTAAGGTATAATTAAAAACAAATAAAGGTTATGATTACAATTAGGTGTACTAAAGGTTTATTATTAGAAGGTGGTGAATTTCCTATAATGGCAGGAGAGATGTTTGAACTAATCGATCCAGACAATATGGAGTTTGAAGGAATAGAAGGGAAGTCTATTAATCCCAAAATGGCAATATGCTTCTTTCCGGAACAATTAGCAAATAATTTTGAGTTTATAGTTGCTAGTTAGAGTTATTCTTCATATATTAAGGTATAATTAAGAACAAATAGAAGTTATGGTTTCAAAAGAATTAGTTACAGTATTAACTACAGGAAGTATTTTTAAGTTTAGTGAAGTTAAAGAGATGGAAATAGGTCCCGGTATCTATTCTATATTCGATAAAGGAAGTTTGGTTTATGTTGGCATTTCAGCTACAGATATTTCTGATAGAGTAGGAAGACAGCATGGTTCAGGTAATAGTACAGTCTCCTCTTTTTGTAATTACATACGAAGTGAGAAGGGATTGGCAGTGACTACAGAAGAAGCAAGAGAATTTACAGAACTAGCTCCAGTTAAGATAGAAGAATTGAAGGTTCAGGATTATTGCGATAATCACGTTAGAGTTAGATTTGCTAAGTTAGATCCATCTGCATTATTAGAAGATGTTGATAAGAAGCCGGAAGATTTCTTATTAAGAGAGCATTTCCCTTCTCTTAATGTTAAGCTTTTGAATTTCGGTACTAAGCGTTCGGAGAAGGTGACGTTAGATGAGTATAGAGAGAGAATGAAATTAAAGTAATATGCTTAAATACAATCCATCATCCCCATTATCAGACGAAGAGTTAGAAGCACTTCCATTTGAAGAAGCTTTAGAGTATTTAGATTCACAATCCGAATACTTAAAATCAATTGCTTTACCTCCTTCTAAAAGAGATAAAGGTATTATTGAAATTATGAACGAAAGAGGTTATTTAGAAACTAAAAGACAAAAATAACTTTAAATAAAGTTGGTTCGTATTAGATTTCTTCTTATATTAAGGTATAGAAATTAAAAATAAAGGTTATGACAATTCAAAACGTATTATCATTAGAGAGTTTAGTAGATGTTCAAGCAATATTAGATGCAGCTACAAGAAGGTTGATGGAGTTAAAAAGTAACTTACCATCCTTTCCGGAAGTTAAAAAGCAAGCTGTTACTTTAAAGAAAGAGTTTAAAGCTTTAGTAAATGATGATTCTAAATTCTATAATGACGATTTAACTGGCCGTGTTGAGATGATGACTAATGAAGACGGGTCTAGATATTATGAAGGTTCGTTTAAAGTTATACCTTCAACAGGTCAAGAAGGAGTATATGATGAGGATTTTGGTTCAATTGCCGGACAGCCTAGATATGGATACAAATTTCAACTTGATTCTCCAGACCAGACATTAGAGTTCGTTAATAAAGTATTACCAGAAGGATGGACTACAGAAGTTAAAATTAATAAAAGCTTAGTTCATGAAGGTGGTGATTTAGTGCCTTATTCTTCTTATTATGTGAATGTAAAATCTCCAAACTTTTTTAAGTAAGAAGTTGTTTCGTATTATTTTTCTTCTTATATTAAGGTATAATTAAAAACAATAAGAGTTATGGCAAATTATTTATCAGTAAACCAAAAGTATTCATCATTCAATTCTCAACTTGCTAAGACAGAGAAGAACGATTGTTTTGTAAGAGCGTTAGCTGTTGCAGGTGAGACAGATTATCAAACAGCACATAAAGTTGCTAAAGAAGTATTCGGAAGAGAGGAGAAGCAAGGTACTAAAGGCTTTATGATCTCTTCTATGTTCTTAAAAGCAGAAGCTGCCGGAATGTATTTAGGAAGTAAGAAGCTTGAGGTAGCGGTATTAGGTAGAAGAGATATCAAGAACAGATATAAGCTAAAAGGAGAAGAGATCTGGAGACAGAAGACTTTGAAGAGCTTTATTGAATCTCATCCAGTAGGAAATTATATCGTTACTGTAGCCGGACATGCTCTTGCAGTAATAGATGGTGAATTAGCAGATTGGTCTAAAGAAGGTTTCAAACCAACTCGTAAAGTTCAAGCAGCTTATAGAGTTCATCCTCAACAAATAGCATCTCAATTAAGTCTATTTGAATAGAAGACGGAAGGGGAGGGCGTTTTTCTCTCCCCGACGAAGTCGCCTCGCGCATTTTTAACGAAACTTTTCTTTAAATAAAGTTGGTTCGTATTAGTATTCTTCTTATATTAAGGTAAGTTAAAAAGATAAAAATAAAGGTTATGACAATTCAAGATCAAGCAAAGCAATTAAAGAAAGACATTAAGCAATTTATTAATGGAGGTTATGTATGGGCAAATAAGATTAAGGCTCAAAAATGGACAGGAGGAGGAGAGTATTATAAAGTTGCTTTTCAAACGACAGAGAAGGATAATAAAAATGAGGACTTAATAACTCTACAATCGTTAATACTTCCAGAAGGTTGGGTTGCTTATTGGACAGGATATAGAATTGAACTTTATAAGAGAGTAGGAGAAGGAGATTTACAGTTAAATGATATTAGATATAATAGAGAGGCTAAATTAGAATTTACTCAATTACAGTAAAATAAAGTTGTTTCGTATTGATATTCTTCTTATATTAAGGTATAGAAATTAAAAATAAAGGTTATGACTTATTACACAGCATTAGTTTTAGTAGAAAGAAAGAACGCTTTTACAAACCGTATAATTAAGGTTAAAGAGAAATACGTAGTAGAAGCTAAATACGTTTCAGAAGCAGAAGAAAAATTGTTTTCTTATTTTGAGAATGGAGGAGGAGTATGGAACACGACAATGAAAGATGGTTCGGTAGTTAAGGTAGCAGGTAATGTTATTAGAGTTTTAAGTATTACTCGAACTACATTTGAAGGAGTGATAGCTTAATAACAAACTAAAGTTGTTTCGTATTATATTATTTCTTATATTAAGGTATAGAAATTAAAAATAAAGGTTATGTTGAATGTAAGTAAATTATCAGAAGAGTTATTTAATGGTTATGCTAAAGGTATTATAACAGATGAAGAATGTTGTGATATGATTGATCTTATCTCTAATACTCCTACAACTACAATTGAAGAGAAGGAAGAAGATACATATGATTGGTCAGTAGATAATATTGAAGATGACGCATATGAGTTAGAAGCTTCAAGATACGATTACTTATAATAAAATAAAGGTTATGTCAAGAAAGAAAATAGCATTAGATTCAGAATCACATTTACATTTACTAACTCGTTTGTTTGATATCGAAGCGATGATTGAACCGGGTGAAGATATAGTGCTTGATAGAGCATTAGAAAAACTAATTGAAGAGGTTAGATATTCGGATATAATTGTCTCATATGAACTTATGAAAGATGAGTAGAACTTATTGGGGATGTGAAATGGAATCTCCTATCTATCGAGAGGTAGCAGAAGAGATGAGATTGAAGAAAGAACCAAATAGTATTCAAAGTGAATCAAAGAGTAAGAGAGGTAAAAGAAGTAATAAGTAATTCCAGAACGATATGAAAGAAGGTAGCTACGAAGAAATCAAATACGGAGATGAGACATTTACAGTTAATAAGAAGACAGGTAAGATAGAATCTAACTATAAGATAAAGAACTCTCAAGGTAGAAGCAGAAAGCAAGAAGAAGATTCTGCAAGAATATTTGCTTACGCTGCATTAGGATTAGTTGGAATGATAATTGTGTTAATGATTATATTATGATAGATAATAATGTAGGGTTCATACTCTTAGTAGGTATATGGTTTGTAATATATGCAAACAAAAAGAAATGAGTTGGAGGGAGGGGGCGCTTTTCTCCTCTCGACAACGAAGTTGTCACGCGAATTCTTCACTACGTTCATCATCAAATAACCATCCCTTCCTAATAAGCATCCACAATATGACCAATATGGAGGTACTACATACCTCGTGTCTGAAGTAGTTAGTGATTAGGGTGAATACTTCATATTAAACTTAATAGAACCTATAAGAGAGATAGGGATACATATGGTAGATAGAGGGTAAATGGCTTATTTCTACTTAAGTATAGAACATAAATGAAGTGTATAGATAATACTCTAAAGAGAGAACGCTATCTCGTGTTAAAGAATCGTATTAGATTACATATAAGGCCTAAAGATACCATAAAGAGACCTAAAGATTATATGTTTATATATGGATATATAGGAGAGGATAGTGTGTAGAATAATGGATAGGAGTGAATGGAATGAGAGATATAAAGTACAGGCATGTGCCTCCCTCCCTTATTATTTTTGCTATATATGGAGAATTGGCCTAAAGGCCTGCCTAAAGACCGCCTAAAGATTTATATGGAATAAGTTGGACCCTATTGTTATTTTTCTTATATTAAGGTATAATTAAAAGATAAAGGTTATGACGTATTCACAGAGAGTAAAAGCAGGTAAAGAGATTGTTAAAAGAATGGAAGGTCTATCAGAGGATGGCAAGTTCACATTCAAGTATAAGAATGAGATGTACCAATTGAGATGTTACTCAGTATATGATGATGGTAGAAAATCATTCTCTATCAATAAGGTAAGTGGATATGAGTCTATGAATGTACATAGGGATGGCTTACAGAACTTTGGACCTACCAGCCTTGAGTTGTATACTTATGATATGATGAATCAAAGATCTACATATAAGATGGATATGTCTCTTATGGAAGTACTAACGCCTAAAGAGGCCTAAAGAGATCTAAAGACCTATATGAAAGAACGTAAGATGATACAAGTAGATAAAGATATAGCTCTGAAGGTTAAGGAGTTATATCCATCTCTATCGTGGTCAGCTATACTAGGGCTATTACTTGAGTCTAAAGACCTGCCTAAAGAGATGCCTAAAGGCCTACCAGACAATATAGCTACACTAGAGGATATAAAGGAGTTAAAGGATAAGTTCTCATCTGTACTGGAGAGTCTAATAAAGAAGAATAATCTAACTACCTGATGGCAATTCCGGAAATTAGTAGGGTAGGTTTATATCACCTTGAGGTCACCTTGCCATAACACTGCCAGTAATGTTCCCTAAGAGGTAGGTAGTCGGCTTGGCTTCGCCATACGTGGTTTCATATTTCTGATGATTTTTCACTATATAGGGTTATATATATTTATATATTACTTTACTTCTTCAAATGTACAACAGTCTAAATGACTCTCCTTTATACCAAACTCACTAGTACCTACTGTTATCATTAGATTATCTCCTAGTCTACTATGTACCTTTACATTTTCTCCAATTATAAACCCTTTCTCCATTAATGTTAGTACAGTACATATATCACAACCTTGGCAATCTGTATGCTGCTGTATATTTAAAAGCTTATATACCTTACCTACCTCAATCATTAGATTATAGAACTCTTTGATGAACCAAACACTGTCAAAGATATACGTGTACCTTGTTGTATCTTAGGAAGGTTGTGTAGAGTGTAAGAGTCAAATACACCTTCTAAGGTATCTACTCCATTAACTTTAAGCATAGTCTTACATTCAGAGGCCTTTAACTCGCAGACATAAGCCCATTTCCTTCTAAAGTTACTATCCATATGTTCGTCAAAGAAGTCTCCTTCATCCCAGGTATGTATATGGTATACGTCATACTCGGTATCTGGAGATATTAAATCATATGAGTATATATGTTCTTTTAACTCATTATGGAAGGGTACATTCTTATAATATATGTTTGTGTACCTATACCTCCTATCTGGCCAATCATAGGATTCCTCTTCTATGGCTCTATTCTGTATAAACCAATCCTTAAATTCTTGTTTCATGTTTCCTATAGTACTTTTTACCTAAATTTGAATTATTCGCGTGGGAAATTTTTTCAAAATTTTTAGTTATATAGCTGCCCTACTTACCGTTCCCCTTTTATACCCCAAGTATAGTCCATATAAGTATTCCGATTCTAGTGTTTTTCTTTCATGAGGTACAACTCCTCCTTCAAAGAAGTATCCGTCACCTACTCCTAAAGTAATCTTTGTAGGTTCTTCATTATAGAATATGAGTAATGGATTCTCTAAAGTATCTGATTGACCTAACATAATACTTAACGCAAAATCTGCGCGGCCGTCTATATGTTTCCTTAACACATTCCCTTTCTTATACTTTCTTATCCACCCTTGATACGGAGTTAACTCAACACCTACCCTTTCCTGTAAGAATGGTTTTAAATTTCTACATAAATCCATAGCTTTAGGCCAATTATGTAGTATTTGAGAGTTATCTACCTGTCTATCTCTGTAGTTTCCTTGAGAGTTAAAGTAGTCGATGAAGTCTTTACACTCTTTTTGAGTAAGTAAATTGTTAAATCTCATATGATTGAAGTATTATTAGTAATTTTATCTAAAATATACTTATACATATCTTCATGACCTTTCCAAGACCAGTGTAGATTCTGGGTTTTTCCGTTAGTAGCCTCGGTTATTGTTTCGAATTTACTAGCTGGATACCAAAAATCAGTATGTTTCCAGTAGTATGTACGTACTTTTCTCCTATTTAACTCTTTTAAGAGTTTTTCTACCATATTTTGATAAAAGTTTAAATAAAATTCTTCTTTAGGCAGTATTTCGTGGTATATGTAATCAAGTATGTACCTTGAATTGCCTTGTTTATAATTAAAGTACGGGTCGTTAATAGTATTAACTCTCTCGCCCGCTTCGTTAAAGTTATGTATTCGTACAGGTCTAGTATCGCTAATAATAACTATATCGTTAGATTTAATACTTTCAAGGTTATTAATGAGAGAGTTGATGATCCCTATATTAGATTCTCCACCGTTTGCGGTATTGCGTTCAATTAATTTAAGTTCGGATGAAAGCTTAGTAGTCCATCTGAGTTTAGGTTTATTGTAATCTAATTGAAAATAGTCATCATCTGGATGACATCCATTACCTCTTGTAAAAGAGTCTCCAAAAAACCAACAACTATTTTTCATAATGTCAATGAACTCTGTGTTTTATATGTGGATCCCTTTATGGGTACGTATTAATCTACGGTCTGTTTCTGTAATTCCTCCCAGGCTCTTTCGTAAACCTCCTGTAATGACAATTTAGTAGGTAGTTTACGTAGTTCTCCTACTTGGTATAAGAGTTTTAACCTTAATCCTCTATCTTCTGCTTCTAATACTATCTCTTCTATTGCCATCTTATATACAAGATACGATTTATATCTCAGTATGCCAACTGTTTTTATAAGAAACTTGAGGAAATTTTTCGGCAAAATTTTTAGGTATATAGGGGTGTTATAGTCTATTTATAGTAAATTAATAAACAATAGGAATGTTATACGTATTTGGAGATAGTTATCCGGCAGGAGTATGTGAGAAAAAAGAAGATAAAGCTTATTATATTGAGAAAGCTTTCCCGGAGTTACTAAGTGCTACTCTCAAAATACCGGTATATAAAGAGGCATTTGGAGGTGCTTCTTGTATGGATACTATAAATGCATTGACTTCTAATATTCATAAGTTTAAAAAAGGAGATATAGTAATACTAGCGTTACCTCATTTTGATAGAATAAATCTCCCGGCAAATGCATATGCTAACTCAGCAGGTGCAGTTGTAGATAGGAGAAGAAGAGAGGGGGAGCCTAAGCGGAAAACTTTAGTCGGAGTACCGTTATATAATGCGGGGCTTCAGATACTTTCCGGTGATTATGAGGGAGCTGCTTGGTTTATAAAATTCCTTAAAACAGCGTTGACTCCGGAAGTCTACGGAGGAACAGAAAAAGGGTTTAAGTATTTTTTAAACTCACTAATAAAGGTTCATGTTGATTTGGGGTATGGGGCGTATGAAAACTATTCTAACTATTACATAGATTGGGCTACTAACCTCTCGACTTATTTCATAGAGAAGGATATAAACTACATTGTTTACACTTCTCACTGGTGGGCATATATAAAAAAGTTTGTAGCTAGTAGTTGTGAGTGTGGACACTGGGATGAAAGGGGACATACTTTGTTTAGTTCTTATTTAGAGGAGTTTTTAAAATCTTATAAACACGGGAATTTTCTAATGTTGCCTCCTGATATATCCTCTGTTCAGGAAAGGTACTTACTAGGAAATGGACCAAAGCAAATATAGTGAAACCAATGGACCCACATACTTTATTCTCAATCTTCGAACAAGGAGATGAAGAAGTATATATAGAACATGGAGTAAAAGATGTTCTAGACAATCCTTTTGTTTTAATGGGAATGATACTTAGAGGACTTGAGAACTTTGAGTTAATGGATATGATGTATAAAAGAAACTATCCAGAAGAGTATGAAAAGGTAAAGACTGTTATTAAATACAAATACTACAATAAACTATACATATACTTAACGAAGATAGATAGTACAAGTTTTAAAGATGAATACACAATAGGAGAAGCTTTTGATAGTGAAAATGTATATAAGGCTTTAGATGACTTAAGAGTGTATTACGAGACAATAGAAGAATACGAAAAATGTGCTGTCATAAAGAATTTTAGGGAACTTTTAATAGATAAAGTTGTTTCTTTAAAGTAATCTTCTTATCTTAAGGTATAATAATAAAGGTTATATCGACATGCAATCAAAATCACTCATTTATTCCTCAGATACCCGCAGGTTACTCTCCCAGGCTATCTACAGTTACCGTAATGATGTTACCGTATCTTACGATAGTGAAACCAGAAGACTACATATTTCTATACCACATATAGGAGATTACCATATAGATGGGTCTACTGACGTAGTTACTATAGAACATATACGTAGTATTATAGATAAGGAGGATGCTGAACGGGTAGGAAGGGATTTGCAAGGTATTCTTAACGAATTATCTGAAGTATATTTATAAATTTAAATAAAGGTTATGAAGAAAAACTCGGGTCAACTTTGCGCGTTCGTCGCGGCGGCGAAGCCGTTATTATTTTTACTATTAACAACTGCTTGCACACCGGATACTACACTTTCGACTACTTGTCCAACTGGAGATTGTACAGCTTTTATAGAATTTCCTGTAGAATCTGATGAAAATGGGTATTATCATGTAAAATTAGATTGGACTCGTGAGTACTTACCTTACTTTTCGGTAGATGCTTATGCAGATCCTACTTCTCCGGAATATCATTATAATAATTCACCTTTCGTAACAGCTAGGTTTGATTCTAATTTAGTCTGGACGATTGGAGATTCATTGGTCATGCCGGATTACTACTATAACCCTTTCGGTTCTAATAGAACTTCGTCGGGAACCATACTTCCTAGTGAACATATTGAGGTTTTATTGAGTCAATTTGCAGGAACTAAGGTAAATATTGCACAAAATACCGAAATATACTTCTCAGACCAGAAAAAAGGTAGATTACACACAAAAAGAATACTTGGACCTTTTCCTCCAGAGTCTATAGGTGATACAGTCACGGTTTATATGGAGGTATTTTGGGATGCAGGTATGGAATCTCTAGTTAAAAACCACTACAAACAAAAATTTATCGTAGAATAGTTGATTCTTTAAATTATTCTTCATAACTTCATATTATATAATAATAAAATATATATAAGTATATAAATATATAAAAATAATAATATAATTACAAGAAAATAATATATAAATAATATAATATTAATTAAATACTAAAAAAGGTTATCTATGTTACAAGCAGAACAAATTCAATCAAATTGGGACAAGCATATCAAGATTGTCAACCATTATATTACCGGAGAACGTAAAGAAAAGGTATTAGCAATGTTGGAAAAACTTTCCGATATCTATGTTATGGCTCCTGCTAGTGGTAAATCTTGGTACCACAATGCATTTGCCGGTGGATATGTAGACCATGTTAATAGAGTTGTTCAATATGCTGTTAAACAGAAGGATTTATACCAACAAATGGGAGGAACTGTTGATTTTACCGATGAAGAGTTGGTATTTGCTGCTTTATTCCATGATTTAGGTAAAATAGGTGATGGAGAGAAGCCAAATTACTTACCTCAAACTGATAAATGGAGACAAGATAAATTATCCGAGCAATACACACCTAACCCGGACCTTGACTTTATGTTGATACCGGACAGATCTCTATTTGTACTTCAGAAGTTTGGTATACAGGTTAATCAGAAAGAATTCTTAGGTATAAGACTACATGATGGGGTATTTGATGAAGCTAACAAAGCTTATTTCTTTAGTTATCAAGAGTCATCTAGACAAAAGACAGGATTAGTGTCTATTTTACATTCAGCAGACTTCTTAGCTTCTAAAGTAGAGTATGATATGTGGAAGTCTAATGGAGGTACATCTAAACCTAAAAGTGAAAAAGTAACCTCTACAACAGGTAAGCCAGTTAAAGCTTCAGAAGGGTTAACTAACATGTTAAAAAACTTATAACTATGACACAGTACATAATAATTGGAGTATTAGTTGTATTCTCCGGAATATTATCTTATATTATATTTAACCTATTAAGAAAAGTAGAGAAGTACGAGGATATCACTTTAGATCAAACCTCATACTTACAGAATATAGCGAACATAATAACAGAATCTCACAACCACCTTTCAACATTAGATGAAAATGGGGTATTTCAATCTGATGATGAGGTTGGAGAGTTCTTTAACCAAATGAAAGCAGTGCAGGCAGAACTGGATAAATATATGCTGCCCGAAAATTATGGCAAGGAAGAAATCCAAAGCTAACTACTTTACCTCAGAGACAGAAGAATATATTGTAAAATATAACGAATCTACCGATCACGAATACAGAGGAAAAATATTCACAGATCATATATATTTACCGTTTTATAAATTAGCGGAAAATATTATACATACATTTAAATTCTACTATACAGACGTAGAACAGATAGAAGACCTCAAACACGAGGTCGTTTCTGTTTTATTAGAACAGAAGATAGATAAGTTTGATCCAACGAATGGAGCCAAAGCTTATTCTTATTTCGGAACTATAGTAAAGAGGTGGTTAATTAACTACAACAATGTTAACTATAAAAGATTAAAACAAATTGGATCTTTCTCTGATATAGAAGAATCGTACGAAAACACAAATGATCCTGATGCACCTGGAATTAAAACGTTAAGTAATTTTGTAGATGAATGGGTAGATGAAATGTATAACGAGATTGATTATATGTTTACAAAACCAAACGAACTTAAGATAGCTGACGCCGTCTTAACCATATTTAAGACTAGAAATGATCTAGATATATTTAAGAAAAAAGCGTTATACATTTATATTAGAGAAATGACTGATTGTGAAACACCTCAGTTAACTAAAGTATTAAACGTCTTGAAAAGAAACTTCTACGATAAGTATCAGAAGTATTATGATCTAGGTCTACTTTCCCGAAAACCATTGTAACTCTATTTATAATAAAACTATAAACTATGAGTTTAGATAAAGAAATATTTAAAGGAAAGACTCTATCTGACCTCTTCGGAGAAATATACGACAATTCAAAAGACACTAGAGGACAAGTTCAAGGTTTAATTAGAGAATTAAAACCCCTAATAGAGAACATTGGAGATGCGACTTTAATCGTTCCTATGATTAAAGAATATATGGAGATAGGTGTTAAGAATGACGACGCTTTGATTAAGATGGCCACAATCGTTCAAAGGATAGTAAGCGCAGAAGCTAAAGGTGAGGCTGCAAGTGAATTTGATTTTTCTGATTTGCAAGATTTATTAGAAGAATCTAATCAATTAGAAGCAGAAGTAAAAGAAGTAGGAGAAAGTAAAGAGGATGGCGAGCCTAACAACTAACACATACCGGCAATCGGAGATAGATTCTAATAATAGTAACTTTAATCAGTTTACTCCTGTTAGGGTAATTGATGTTATATTAGATGAAACACATCCTGAATATGAAAAGTACGATGGTACAAGATGTGTCGGCGGAATAAAATATGCACCTCTAGATAGAAACGTAAAAACAGATAACCCACAAACACTTCCACTTGCTGTTCCTATGAACGGTAATATAAAAACATTCCCACTAGTAAACGAAATAGTTCTTATCATAACAGCTCCAGATCAGAAACTCACTGTAGGAGAAGTTAAATCAACTGGTGGACAGGTTTACTATACAGATATAGTTTCAATTTGGAATCACCCACACCATAACGCTACCCCTAGTGAAATTGGGAGAATAGATGGAGTAGGGAAAGACTTTAAAGAACAGACTGATATTAACCCTCTTCAACCTTTTCCTGGAGATATTTTACTAGAAGGTAGACAGGGACAGTCGATAAGAATGTCTGGTGCAAAACATTTTGAGAATATATATACCAACCAATCCAATGAAGGGGATCCTTTTACAATTATAAGTAACGGTCAAAAATCTGTTGGAAATGGTACTCAACATATAGTAGAAGATGTTAATGAAGATGACTCTTCAATATACATTATGTCTAACCAGACTGTTCCGTTAACTCAAGCTAGAGATAAAACAAAAGCTTGGAAAAAAGCACCTACAAAAGCTGATAGGTATGAAGGTTCTCAAGTTATGATTAATGGAGGCCGATTGTATTTTAACTCAAAAGAGGAAAGTACTTTGTTTTCATCTAAAGAAGCTTTTGGTGTAACATCTAAAACTATTAATTTAGACGCTAAAGACTATATAGCATTAGATGCTGATAAAATCTACTTAGGAGAAAAAGCATTAAGAGAGGAATTTGAACCAGTTATATTAGGAGAGTCAATGGAAGGATTTCTATACGTACTTCTTTTTAACCTTCAAATGCTTGCTACTGATTTACAAGCTGCTACAACTATAGACGGTAAACCAATACCGTTATTAATAACAAGAGGAAAGGTGATGGAGGCTTCTATAAAAGGTCTACAAAACCAAATCAACCCTGGAGGGAAGTCTCAACTTAAGTCAAGAAAAGTATACACTGAATAATGCCACACGGATATTTAAAAGATTTTAAAAGTTTATTAGCACAGTTCTCCGCAGTAAAAGTTGGAGACCTACTTGCTATGGCTATTCAATATGCTGAACCTAAAGTAAATGAGATAATTAAAGAACTTCTAAACCAATGTCCACCACCAGAAGTTTTAGAACAAATGTCAAAGACTGTTAACAACGTAAACAGTTTAATGAATAAAGTAGACAGACAGGTTGATCAATTAAATAAAATTCCTAAGAAACTTGATAAACCTATTAAAGTAGGGAAGGTATTAGTTGAAATATTAGCTCATATGCCTATACCTTCAACAATTGGACTTCCACCAGGACCAGCAGGAGGTGTTATAGTTTCAATACCAACTGGAGTTATTCAATCACAATCCCAATTACTATCTTTTACTTCTAGTATGATTAACGCTTTAGAAGATGACCAAAAAGCTATACTAGGTATATTATCATCTGCTTCAGGAATATTTACTCCTATTCGTACAAAAATAAGTAGAATAGAAATGCTATTGAGTAGGTGTTTAAATAACCCAAACCTGTCGGATGAAGATAGAAAAAAGATATTAGACGGGTTACAGGATAAGAACAACTCTACAACAACTGCAGGAGGAATAGGAACAGGCGTAGAGTATACATCTAATGGAAATGGGAACACGTATACTATTTCTATTGTGACTAATACTGAGACTGGAATAGCAGTTCCTCAAAGACAGGCAGTAGCTAAAGATTTTAGAGGAATAGTAGTTCTAAAAGGACCTCTATCCTTCGCTAGCTCAGAACAAGTACTTATAGACGAATTAAAATTTAGAATAGACAATCAACTTCCATAAACTAACTATTTATATATATGAAACTCGATCAACTTAGAAAGATAATCAGAGAAGAAGTGAGAGCCGCTGTTAAGGAAGAGTTACAAGAAGTAATGAACGAAGCAGTAAAAGTAGCTAGCACACCCTCAGGATTACAGCCAGCACCAGTTGCTGGAGAAACTTCATGGTCAACACCCAAAAAACCTTCTAAGCAAGAATTAGCTGAGATGATGGGTTTACCGGACATGAAACCAAAGACAACAAATTTAAAGTTTGATGATCCAATTCAAGAGATGTTAAATCAAACCAAGAATAATATGTCAGGAGAAGACGCAAAAAATGTAATGAATTTTGATTCATCTATGGTTCAAAAACCAAACTTTGCTTCTTCTATGGCAAACCAAATGGGAATGACAGAACCAGGTAATATGCCCGGTCTAGATATTTCTCAACTTAGTTTTGTAAAAAAAGCTAAAAAAGTTTTAGACTTAGCTAACGAAAAAAGTAGTAATAAACTATAATGGCATTTCAAATTCAAAAAATATATCCTCTAGATTTAGAACCTAGAAAAGCTATCGGAGTAGATTTACCTTTCTCCGGTAAAGCTGTATTTAATTCTAACTACCTAACTAAGGATGCGATTAGAAACAACCTAATCAATTATTTTTTGACTAATAAAGGAGAGAGGTACTTAAACCCTTCTTTTGGTTCCAATATACGAAAATTACTATTTGAAAATATAAACCAAGATTCTTTAGACGACATAAAAGATATGGTGTCTGATGATATATCTAATTATTTTCCTAGAGTTAATCCAATAGTGTTTGAATTAAATGCTGCACCGGATTCTAACACAGTAAGGTTTTATATGAAATATTCAATTCAAGATACAAATATAGAAGATGAACTTCTAATTAATATAGAACAGTAATGGCAGAAGAAAGAGATATAAAATATATCAATAAAGATTTTTCTGATTTTAGAAATCAATTAGTAGAACACGCTAAAAACTACTTCCCGGATAGTTATAACGATTTCTCTCCTACCTCACCAGGTATGATGTTTATCGAAATGGCATCATATGTTGGGGATGTTCTATCATTTTATCAAGATACCCAGCTACAAGAGACGTATTTAACATACGCTAAAGATCCTAAAAACTTATATGCGTTAGCGTATATGATGGGATATAAACCTAAAACAACAGGAGTATCGGAAGTTGATATTGAAGTTAATCAAATTATAGACGCTACAGGAGGGAATTATAATCCTGACTGGAGTCAAGCCGCTATAATTCAACCTAACGCTATACTAAAATCTACAGATAATTCTCAAACTCCTTTTTTAATTGACCAGAGAGTAGATTTTTCTTTCTCTAGTTCATATGATCCTACAGATGTTGTAATCTATGATTTAGACGAAAGTGACAATCCTGTTAGTTATAAACTTACTAAGAAGGTAAAAGCTATATCCGGTGAAATAAAAACAACATCTCAAACTCTAAGTTCAGCTGAAAAGTTTAAAACTCTAACTATTCAAGATACAAATATTATTAGAATACTGGATATAGTAGATTCAGATGGAAATAACTGGTACGAAGTACCTTTCCTAGGTCAAGATACTATATATGTAGATGAAGACGCTACATCAACATCTTCTAATAGATTACCTCATACTCTATCTTTAAAGAAAGTTCCAAGGAGATACGTAACCAGATTCTTATCTAGCGGATACCTTCAACTACAATTTGGAGCTGGTACAAACGATAGTGACGATTCAGTAATTATACCTGACCCATCTAATCTAAATATCGGTAATAATAACGGTGAAAATACAATAGGTAAAGCGTACGATCCATCTAACTTTTTATACAGTAAAACTTATGGAATCGCACCAAATAATACTACCTTAACTATTAGATACTTAACTGGAGGAGGAGTAACCTCAAACGTACCAGCCAACACTATAACAACAGTTACTAACGTACAGGTGACACCGACAGACGCTAACATAGTATTTAATAACCCAAAACCAGCAGCAGGAGGTAGAGATGGTGATACGGTAGAAGAGTTAAGAGAGAATTCATTAAGAGCGTTTAATGAACAGAGTAGAGCGGTTACACTTCAAGATTATACTGTTAGAGCGTTATCACTACCTGGTAAGTTTGGAAGTATCGCTAAAGCGTACGCAACACAAGATCAATTAACTAATACCAATAGTGTAGATTCTGTTTTAGTAGATAATAACCCACTAGCTATATCCTTATACGTACTTTCATATGACGTAGATAAAAAACTAGTTCAAGGTTCTACAAAACTAAAAGAAAACCTAAAAACATATCTGTCAGAGTATATGTTATTAACTGACTCCATTAATATAAAAGACGCTTACGTAGTTAATATTGGAGTTAATTACGATGTAATACTACGACCTGATTATAGTGGTAGAGACGTTTTACTTAACTGTAATCTAAAATTACAAGAGTTCTTTGATTCATCTAAATGGACAATAAACCAGCCTATCAATCTATCTCAAATCTATTCAACTTTAGATAAGGTAAAAGGAGTACAAACAGTACAGAAAGTAGAAATAGTAAATAAGGCTGGAGGTAACTATAGCCAATTTGGTTACGATGTAAAAGGGGCAACAAGAAACAATACAGTATATCCTTCCTTTGATCCATGTATATTCGAAGTGAAATACCCAGAGCAGGATATCAAAGGAAGAATAACAACTTTATAATATGGCAGTATATAAAATATTTCCTAACAAGGATACATTTATCTTTACAGAAGTACCTCTAGCCAACGCAGGGTATGATGAGATGTTAGAACTAGGAGGGTATAATATTTCTGAGATACCACAAATGTCTAGAATATTAATTCAATTTCCTGATAACGAAGTTAATTCTGTCATTAGTAGTAAAGTTGGAGATAGACCTTACAGCGCTAGTATAAATGTAAAAATAGCCTCTGCGTATGAAACACCAGTTTCACATTCAGTCCTTTCTTACCCGGTATATGAATACTGGGATGGAGGAGTAGGTAAATACGGAGATTACCCATGGGATGAATCAGGAGCCTCCTGGCGATACGCTTTAGATAGAAGACAAGGTTCTTGGACCCTACCTCACAATACTGTGAATATGCCAGCTAATGTTACCGGTTCCTACCTTGAAGGATACCCCGGAGGAGGAAATTGGTACAGTGAATATGACGGAGTTAGTTTAGAATCAGAACAAGCTTTTGAACTTAATAGTGATGTAGATATAGACATTAATGTTACCAAAGCGGTAGAATTATTTAATACTGGAAGTATAACAAATAATGGATTTATTTTAAAATTTTCTGAGGATTTAGAATTCAACGTTACCTCTTCTGTTAGACATAAATTTTATAGCGCCGATACAAATACTATATACCCTCCTACATTAGACATAAAGTGGGATGATAGTGAATACGTTACTGGATCTTTAAATATATTAGGAACAGATATCGCTGAAATAGATCTTACAAACAATAAAGGAGAGTATCCTGATGTAGGTAAACAAAGATTTAGATTACACGCTAGACCTAAATACCCAGTTAGAACTTTCACAACCAGTTCAGTATATAAAACTAATTATGGTTTACCTCAAGAATCTTATTGGGGATTGAGAGATGAGTTTACTGAAGAGATGGTTATACCATTTGATGACGAGTTTACAAAAATAAGCTGTGATAGTAAAGGTTCTTATTTTGACATATATATGGATGGTTTACAACCAGAAAGGTACTATAGGGTATTAGTTAAGTCCGTAATAGACGGAACAACAGCTGTAATAAATAAAGATAACGTATTTAAAGTAGTTAGAAATGGCTAATGAAATTAAAATACATAAATCAGTCCTAAAAAAGGATGAATTTGATAAAGTAGTAGATACTTCTTTCTCTACATTTGTTGATCCCGAAACCGAGGTTAACACTGATACTGTAGAAGAATTATTTAGACTCTACAATAAACTCTATTACGAGATTCCAATTGAAGGAGATACTAATTCACATACTTATCTTGTAAAAGAGAGTTCAAAGTTAGTAGATATAGAAAAAGACCTAACAGATGTTCAACCATTGTTAGATGAGATTAGTGAACTAAGAGAAAGATTATTAGTTGTAAATCAACAAATGATCGAAATACAGACAGAGTCTATAGAAGATGCAGCAAACCACGTATAAAACCTACCAAGTAGACAGTAATGGAAAGAAGTATCAAGATCAAGATACTGAACTAATATCCGGATACGATATTAACTCTCTGTTTGTACCTGAGAAACATCATATAGAACTACATGTATACTCTATAGATGGAGAACTACTACAATCTAACCATAACTTCACAGACCAAGCCTATCTTCAAGGAGCTGAAACAGCTGGTACCGATGGGGCATCTAAACTAACCCTCAACCCAGAAAAAGACGCTCTCAATCTAGGTTACGAGTATGGAGGGATTAGAATGTCTTATAATTTTACTGATAACCTATTCTCTGAACTTAAGTCTAATATAGACTTCTTTATTGAAGAGATATCACCAGATAGGACAGAAGTTAGGCTACTAACTACTAAATTAACTGATGAACAACTAACTTCTTCTGTACAGATAATAAGAGAAAAGCTACAGTCTTCTTCGTATTTTTCTGATTTTAGATTAAACTTTAAAAAAGATAATCTCTTAATAGGTACTAATATAAATGTACAAAGTTACAAAGACAGTACATCTGTTATTGTAAAATTATACGAACCTTTACCTCAAGAGTTTACCTTAAAAAACACCCTAACATTAGAGGAATTAGTATCCGATAAGGTTACTTTTGAAATGGAAGCTGAGACATCAACTGACGAAGTTCAAGTACCTTTTCTAAAAGGACCTAACTTTAGTTTAGATTTAGCCGAAGAAACAACAATACCTTCTCAGTACCTCAATTATGAAGAGTTATTTAGTTTTCCTACAAATAATACCTATAGAGAATTAAGATCTCTATTTGAGGAAAAAAGTATTAATATTAGTATAGATTATACTAATTACGAAAACTTTATTCAATTCTCATCTGCAGACGAAAGATTAAGAAACTTTAAATATAAGTTAGATTTAGTTGAAACTTACCAATCTAACATAGACACTATAGAAGCTTCTCCTAATAACCAAGCCGGTATAAGCGGGAGTAGAGATTATTACCAAGGTCTAATTAATAATATATTAGAGAACTTTGACCATTACGATAGACATCTGTATTATGAAAGCGGTTCTAGTTCTTGGCCAAAAACCAATAGTACTAAACCTTTTATAAACACTACCGGTCCAGCTACAGGTTCATGGTGGGATACTCAAACAGGAACAGCAGTTTTATTTGATCAACAAAACCCTAACCAGTTACTAAATACAGTACCTGCCTATCTTAGAGAAGATCCAAATAACGAACCATATAATGTATTCCTAAATATGTTAGGACAACATTTTGATAATTTATGGATCTATTCAAAAGCTGTAACAGACAAGTACGACGCCGATAACAGATTAGATAAAGGTATTTCTAAAGACTTAATACAAGACGCTCTTAAAAACTTTGGTTTAAAGTTATATACGAGTAATAAATCTACTGAAGACCTATTCAAAACATTTACAGGAGAGTTTTACCAACCAGGTGAGGAAGTTGTTAATACTTTTGTAACCGCTTCTAATAACCCAACCTCTGAAGAGAATTATAGAAGAGAGGTTTATAAAAGACTATACCATAACTTACCGTTACTTTTAAAATCCAAAGGTACTGAAAGAGCGGCTAGAGTCCTTCTTAATAGTTTTGGTATACCAACTCTCAATAGTGATGGAGCCCACAAAGGACTTTACATTAGAACTCAAGGTGGAGATAGAACAGACGGGAACGTTAACTTAGGACCACAGCAGCAGTCAACTAGTTCTTTATCTAATATTAAAATAGATAAAACAGGGAGTTTAGTTTCCGGTAGTACCCTTTCTATAGATACGTCTATTAATAAAAGACCTACCGAATTTACAGACCAAATACATTCCGTAGAGATAGGATACTCAGTAGCTGAATATCAAAATGACCAAATATATACAGCGTTAACAGCTAGTGGATTTAACATTGACGATATAATAGGTGATCCGGGATTATCTTTTTCAAGTAGTTATGACGCTCTAAATAGTCAAGCTACATCTATACTAAAAGGTAATACTTACAACCTACAAGAGTTTACTAGACTATTAAAGTTCTACGATAACGTAGTATTTAAAATGGTCAAAGACTTTGTACCGGCTAGATCAAATACAGCTACCGGTATCGTAGTTAAACCGCACTTACTTGAAAGAAATAAGATAAAACAAGTACAGGGAACGTTTAGTACCGATATAGTTACAGCTTCAATAGATGTTGGAACATATAGTGGAAGTCATGGAAAGTCATTTGGAAGTAGTCAAGAAAAAACTACTAACTACACCTCTAGGTATATGACATCAGGAGGAATAGCCTCTAAGAATGACCACTTACTAGAACAAGCCAAATACAATGGAGAGTTATCTGGAAGTCAAATAACTGTTTCGCAGACAGATTTCTACCCAATTAATCCATTTAAATACGCTTATAGTACAGGGGTTAAATATAAACTTAAGGTAGTAGAATATGAACCAGACCCATCACCGACTCCTACTCAAACACCGGTTACCCCTACTCCAACTCCAACTATTGGACTAACTCCTACTCCCACACCTACAACCACAGCTACATTGACACCTACCCCTACACCGTCAACTGAAATATTAACTTATCAGATTGGGCTTGAAATACTAAACGCAGTTTTAGAAGATGGAGAATGCCCTGAGTACAGTGTAACCTACACAGATGATAACGGAACCTCAGGTGTTATAAGATCATACAGCCCAGGAATTCCTTGTTCATCAAATGGAGTTAAATTAAGGACCGCACCTTCAACCCTCTTTGATTCTACCGTAGTAGTTAATAGGACATCTCCCGATAATTCACCAGCGGACTTTACCGTAGTAGACTTTATTAGGAACGGAGTAATGGAACATAGAGAACCACTCGACCCTACCCAACCTATGTTTACCCTGTACTGGACATTTAGAGACGTAGAACCAGAAGATGTATTATCAGTAGAAGTATCAGAAGGATAACAAGTAAGTAAATATGACATTACAAGAATTTATAAATACAGCACCAGAGCAAGGTCAACTTTCAATGTTGAAAAATGAACTTGAAGAAGTCATAGCTATCACTGTAAATAGGATTGATTGCTCACTTAGTGCCTATGATTCAAGTTTGAACCAACTTACAGGATTAACAATTCAAGTAGGGGAAGATATACTTGTTACCGTTGAAAATGTAAATAAATACGGAGGATATTACTACCTAGAAGTAGTACCGTTTGAGTTTACAGAAACAGTGAACGAGGATTTATGTGTTAGCGTTCTATTAGAACCTTTTGATGAAAATACATCATTAGAATTTAGGAACACTGAATTTTATCCGTTGTTTAACAACGTACCGGAAACATTAACTCAAGCTACATTTAATAATATATTTAAAGGTAAAGTAGAGGTAAGAAGAGGTAAAAATATATATGATGTAGATAGAAAGAACGATGCAATCGTACCTACTAATATTACAAACATACTTGAGGATACAGCCAACCTAGCTGAATTTCCTGAATCTAACTATTCATCACTATCTAACATAACAGGTAGGTACCTAGGGAGCAAAACCTCAGTAGCAGATTATGGAGTACCTTCTTTAATTAATGGAACAGCTTTTGAAGCAGCAGAGTACCCAACCTCTATAGCTAGTGGGAGTATATGTAACATATCTTCTACGGATAGAAAAATACAAAGCTATATATTTACTCAACCTACAGGTAAAAGTCAACAAACCAATAGCACTACTCCAAGTGTAACCTTAGATCATTTATACTGGATAGATTTAAATCCACCTATATTTAGTAAATATCAAACTACAATAACAGTTCAAAGAAGGTTAGATATAGCTGTAGGAGATATACTAATTGTAGAAGATCAAGATAGAAGGATTAATGAAGACAATATAGTTCTCTACGAATACCTAAAAGTTACTAAGGTAACGTTAACTAGCTCTACTACTTCTTTAGAATTTATAAGAAACTACCTAACAGATTACGATCCCAACTCCGGTGAATTTACAAGTGGACAAGCGGGACAATTTGGCTTTACTAAAGTAATAGGAAGTACAATTTACAATACAGATTCAAGTAAACTGTTTAAAGTTGTAGATAAAAAAATCTGGATACAAGAAACAGAAGATATTATAATAGTAGATAAAACTGGTTTTACGGTTATTATGGAAAATAATTGTAGCCTATAAAATAATAAAATCATATATTTATATTAAACAACATTTAAAATGGGATATTTAAATAACTCAGTCGTAACAGTCGACGCAATTTTAACTAAAAAAGGTAGAGAACTACTCGCAAGAGGAGATGGTTCCTTTAAGATTACACAATTTGCTCTATCTGATGATGAAATCGATTATACATTATATAATCCTTCTCACCCATCTGGATCAGCATTTTATGGAGAGGCAATTGAAAATATGCCACTACTAGAAGCATTTCCTGATGAGAATCAGATTATGAAATATAAGCTTGCGACTTTACCAAGAGGTACTTCTAAGCTACCAATCTTACAAGCTGGATATTCTGCAATTACTTTAAAACAAGGAGCCTCTCTTGCAATCACTCCTCAAACTTTAAACTATCTAGGTGCTACATCTACTTTTGAAACAGGAGGTTATACAGCACAAATTGCCGATACAAGAGTACTTTCTAACTTTACTGGTGTTGGTATTAATACTGAGGAAGCAGAAAGACTAAACAGTACTACTACAATAGGAACTAATGTGTCTAAGACAGTTATTGGAACTTCTATTAACCTTACCGGTACTACTGTAAATACATTATTCGGTACAAGAACACAATTACAGACTACAATTACATTAGTAGGTAGAGATTCTGGTGCTAGAATAACTATTCCATTAACAATTCAAAAAGTAAATAGCTAAGAGATATGTCATTTAAAAGATTCGATACAGAAGATATAGTAGTAAGTTCAGACTCTATCTCATCACCAGCTTGGAGTAATAATCAAGTTACACTTAACAACTTTGCGTACAACTCAGATCAAATAGGAACTGGTTCTACAGGAGGGCAATACTATTGGAATATATACCAAACAGGGTCTAATGATTCCTCAGCAGCTATACAATTTTCTATTGCATACGGAAACAAAAACGGGGTAGGTGCTGTACCGTACAACGCTTCAGTAAGTGGAAAATCTCCTTCATCTACAGTTTACGGACAATTTAGAACTCTAATCAACGGAGATGAAAATACAGATTTTCAATTTGGTACTTCAACACCAGACAACGTATTCTTTATTTCTGTAGAAAGAGCTAGGTTTAAAGAAAAAGTCCTTCCCGGATCATTAACATTAAAACTTGCTTATAACGGAAATAGTATAGTATTAACAGATAACAGCTTAACAGCATCAATAGATACATATAAGGATAGCGGTAGAGAGTATTTAATTTATTCTGGTGCAGCAGGAGAATTAGAAAATACAGATACAGTTTACGGGAAACTGTACCCAGACGTTGGAGTAGTAGTATTAAATGGTGACATATTATCAAGTAGTCAGTTTATAGAGTCTATTGACCTATCTACAGATCTTTCAGAAGGACAACCTAACGGAAATCCAGCAGTACTGTATAATGCACTAGCAGCAGGACAGAATTTTACATTAAGAGCTGAAGAAACTCTGTCTTCTAACTATGTATTCGTTAGAGCAAGAAATAGTGAATTTAACTACTCTACTAACCCTTCTAACATCTCTGGTTCAGGAGAACTTCAACATGATAGTATGATTGATACTCCACAAGCCTATATTACAGCTGTTGGACTATACAACGACAATAACGACTTATTAGCGGTTAGTAAACTATCAACACCACTACTCAAAGACTTTACTAAAGAAGCTCTTGTTCGTATAAAACTAGATTACTAAAAAATGAGCGTTTGGAAGAAGTTAAACAAACAAGATTCTTTTGTTACTACTTATGTAGCTAAAAAACAATGGAACTTATCCGGGAATCAATTGGATTCTGCCGGAGTAAAACTTCTTCCAGCATACTCAAATGTTAAAGTAGTAGACCCGGAGGATTCTGCAGAGCTAAATTGTAGTTTTGAATTTGATTATATTAATTTAGGACAGACATGTATTCTACTTGCCGAAGGAGAAGTCTTATCAACATGTGCTACTATTTTAGAAGCTACGGTTTTAGAAGTAGAAGAAACACCAACTCCTACTCCAAGTCCAATACCTCCTACACCTACACCTACTCCAACTAATGAAGGTGTGGAACTTACTCCGACACCGACACCAACAAATGTTCCGGTAGATGTTACACCAACGGTTACCCCTACAAACACACCTTCTGGAGTTCCTAATACACCAACACCGACTCCTACCTTACCTTTATATTATACATTGACAAAATGTGAGGATAATGGAGACCAGTCACCAGGATTCAAATCAGTTCAAAACACATCAGAGCTACCGGGACTAGTAGTAGGAGATAGAGTAAGAGATAATGTATCGCCAAATAATTATACATACTTTGTAGACGGGTTTGAAACAGGTATTGGAGGAGTAGGAATAGAAGCAATATCTGGAGAGACGTACTGTCCTCCGGTTTACAATTACTACGCAATGAAGAAATGTACCGATCCTGCCGATATACTATATATACGAATGGAAGATACACTTCCACAAGTAACAGATAACCCGAACACTGCAAGTGTAATATCAGTAAATGGTCAAAGTAGGTATGCATATACAGGAGTTACAAAAACAGTATGGGAAACAAATAACGGAGTTGATTACTCTGGAACTCCAACAATAGGGTGCCCAGGATAAAAGAAGAATACAGTAGAAGTAAAAGATATAAAAAATGACTCAAACAATAAGAATAACTCAAATACTTATAGGTAGTGACATTAAAGACACTAACGTATTTGCATTGACTTATAATCAAGGAGGTGAAGAAGTAAAAACTCAACCTGGATTTATAACTGCCGGTCAAATCAAAACCGGTAAGGCAGTAGTAGTGATTCCAATAGGAGTGACAGAGTTAACAGCTACCTGTCAAAGTGGATTATGTGCAGGTACTACCTCCACTATATCTTTGGCTGCTGCAACACCAACTCCAACACCTACCGGAACTGTAACTCCAACACCTACTAATAGCCCAGTACCGGTAACACCAACACCGACAGCTACAACCCCAGGAGCTACACCTACTAACACACCAATACCGGTAACACCAACATCAACACCAATACCGGTAACACCAACATCAACACCAGCACCGGTATCACCAACACCAACACCTACTAAGCAACAACCGGTTGAAGAATTTTACGATCTAGAAAAATGTACAGATAGTTCTGAGGCTAGAACAGCAAATACAACAGATAGTGGAGCATTTACTAACGGGGATATAGTAGTAGATAGTAGTGGAGCATACTATACTGTAGTTGGGATAACTAATAGGATTACAGGAAATGTAGGTACAGTAACCTCTACAGCATTATCTGAGTGCCCATCTGCACCAACAGAATTTCAACCTAGCGTAACTTCATATGCGGCAGATCCAGTTGGCACTTCTACTGCTACATTTAACGGTACAGTAACAAATGTAGGAAACCCTAACTATACACAAAAAGGATTTGTTTGGAAAACAGGGACTGGAGATCCAACCTTAGCTGATACAGTAATAAACGTATCTGGAACCTCCACAGGTGACTTCAGTAGTAACGTAACCGGACTAACACCAGGTTCACGTTACACTTACAGAGCTTTTGCTACTAATACAGTTGGTACAACATATGGAGATAGTAGATCGGTAGATACTAACTTAATAGGATACTACCAACTACAAGATTGTAGTACACTATCTACCCAACATAGAACATCTCAAACAATAGAAGATATCACACTAGGTAACTCAGATAGAGTAGAATCCGGAGGTGTTACTTACATAGTAGTAGGTTCAACTAATGATACTGGGTTACCTGCTCATACTGTAACAGATACAGGTTTACAAGGATGTCCAGCAACAGAAAGGTACTATAACTACGAAGAATGTGATGGAGGAGGAATAACAGGAGTAGCGAAATGGCCTTCAGGAACTACACTAAGTAATGGAAACGCATTCTACTTTAATGAGTGTTTTAGAATAACAACAGAAACAACAGGACCTAACTTCGGTGATTTTGATTTAACAGGGTATACTATATATAACGATTGTACAGATTGTAATAATGCTAACCAACCAGTACCTGACCCAACACCAACCGCATCTAAAGTGGCACAGAATTGTTATGAATATGAATTAGCAGCAGACGGAGGAGAGACAGTTACCTTTGTATACACCGACTGTAATGACGGAAACTTACGTAATGTAACAGTACCTAATGGAGATAGTGTAGGAGTATGTGCAAGAGATCAAAACATAGGGGAAATAACAATGAATCCTAACTCAGGAACTATTACACAAGTTGGTACCTGCGGTACTTTCGGAGCAGCAACATCTGTTAGTACACCGGACCCATCTCCAACACCAACTCCTACTACACCAGGTGGAGGTCAATCTAATGGATCAGATCCCGGAGGCGAAGACGGTGGAGGCACTACAACCACAGATCCGGATGCAGAAACTAACCCCGATAATAACGGCGGTGGCGGTTCAAACGACGATGACATTACTTTAAGTGAAGATAACGGAGGCGGCGGAACTAACTAAAATTAGGTAAAACTAATGAGTACAGAATACTACATATCACAAGATACATTATATACCGGCTCCCTTTCACTAGACGAAGGGAGTTACGGTACATTGACCTATAAAAGTATTCAACAATTATATTACTCCAACTTTACTTCTGGTTCCATAGGACTAACAGATTCAAACCTGACAGGTTCTTTTGACAATTATATTGAAAGTTCTTTTACATCAGGTTCTAGACATTTACTAAATACAGCCTCAGTATTTACTCTTCCAACTAAAATGGTAGGTACACATATTGAACCGCTAACATTTAAAATGGGGTCTGATGTCGAATATATTTTTAATCAAGATGACTATGTAGTTGTAGATTACCTACTTGAATCTGATATAATAGTAGATGATGGTGAAGGAGTATTAAGAAAAGATAATATAAATGGTTCCGCAGTAGGTAATATAATATACTCTCATGGACAGGTTATTATTACTGACGAAGAACTGGCTGACTATTACATTAAGAACCCACTACAGCCGTTAAGTTGGAAATCTAATCAACCTATTTATACATATAACTACAATGTTAAAATAAGTGATTACGAATATAACTATACGTTTAATCCAACAGCTAGAACAGGTTCAGATGGACAACTGGCCGATAACGTAACAGGAAGTTATTTTCAACCTTATATTACAACAGTTGGATTATATAATGATTCAAATGAATTAATAGCAGTAGCGAAGCTGGCACAACCACTTCCAAAATCTGCAAATACAGAAATGACAATACAAGTTAAACTAGATATATAATGGCAGTAACATTTAGACTACTAACCGGATCGGCTCTAACACACAGGCAGATGGATACAAACTTAGGTTCGTATTACCTATCTAGTTCTGTTTCTGGGAGTACAATCACTTTCTTCCAATCAAGTTCAGTAGATGGAAGTTTAATCTCAACTTCCCATACCTTTACTGATTTAACAGGTTCCGATACAACGTATACAGCAGGAGACCATATTGATATTACAAACGAAGTAATCACTAATACCTCTCCTGATCAAATAGTAAGTTTAACTGGACAAGGTTCAACAACAGTAACAGGAACATACCCTACATTTATTATTAGTTCATCAGATACTAATGATAACACCGAGTATACTGCCGGTACGGGTATAGGTATAACAGGTGAAGTAATAACTAATACTTCTCCAGACCAAACCGTAAGTTTAACCGGTCAAGGGAGTATTGCTATTACAGGTACCTATCCTAATTTTACTATTAGCGGTTCTGATACAAATGTAAATACTGAGTATACTGCCGGAACTGGATTGACCCTTACAGGAACAGAATTTAGTTTTACTGGTTCTTTATTTAGCGGAGACTACAACGACCTAATTAACACACCAGATGTTAGTCTATCACTTGATACTAATAATCTAACCCTAACTAAACTAGACGGTACAACAGATGTTATAGACTTAACACCATATCTAGATGAAGACGCTAGAGCGATAGCATCCGGTACATTAGACGGAGTAACAGGTATTGTGACTTTTACAAGAGACGATGCTACCACATTTACTCTAGACCTATCAGACTTATTAGACGATACTAACTTAGTTACTTCTGTGAACGGAGCTAATGGTGTAGTTGAATTAGATCTACAGAATGTTTGTGACGTTAGTTCGACCACATCGACTACAATTACAGCTGCTAACTTTATAACTACTTCTGATAAGAGATTAAAATCAGATATTAAACCTATACAAGAAGGTTTAGAAACAATCAAGAAGTTCGTATCTTATGAATATGTTAAAGATGGAATTCAAGATGCAGGTTTCTTAGCACAAGAGGTTAAAGAAGCTATTCCATATTCAATCGGAGAAAGAGAAGATGGATTCCTAACAATGAGAGATAGACCAGTTCTAGCTCATATGCATAAAGCAATATTAGAATTAGAAGCAAGACTTGCAGCTATAGAAGAAAAATTAGGATAAAATGGCAGTACCAGTAACCGGTAGTTTTGAAATGTTCGGTACCGGAAGTAATACTTCCATTGCAGGTGCTATTATAGAAGGAGGAAATTCTGTAGACGGGATAACTACGTTTGATGGTTTAATCTCTGCTTCTGTTGCATTTAATTTTGATAGTAACTATGCTGGTAGTATTACTAATCCAAACCTAGATATTAGTTCTTCACTACAGTTTAGAAACTATCCTGCACTACCAACACCGACTCCTACAAGTACAGTAACATTAACTCCAACCCCTACTCCTACTTATACACCTACTAACACTCCTACTAATACACCAACTCCTACTAACACACCAACTAGTACGGTAACACCAACACCTACTAGTACCTTAACATTAACTCCTACACCAACACCAACAGGGACTACTATAACACCAACACCTACTAGTACCTTAACATTAACTCCTACACCAACACCAACAGGTACCACTATAACACCAACACCTACTCAAACACCACCAAGTACACCATCGGGAACACCACCTCCTACTCCTATAACACCAACACCTACCAGTACACCACCAAGTACACCACCAGGAACACCACCTCCTACACCCGTAACACCAACTCCATCTCCAACAACAAGTTGTTTTGAGTTAAGTTTAGGGTATGATTTAAATGATGGATACCAAGCTTGTAGTGAACCTAAGAATACAGTATACGGAAATGGAAGTAACTTATCTACATCTACTGCGTTATACAGCAATAACAACTGTACTACTATAGCAACAGCAGGATACTACGCTGATGACTTTGGATATAGGTACTGGAATGGAAGCAGTTTAGGGGCATATTTAAGTTGTACCGTAACTCCAACACCTACTAATACACCACCTCCTACTCCTATAACACCAACACCGACAACAACACCTGTCCCTGTATCTCCTACACCTACTTCTACCTATGTTGACCCTTACAACTACTACTTTATACAGCACTGTGAAGGAGAACCATTAGATAGAGTTGTTAGAACAACACAGACATTCACTGTAGGAAATAGTTCAACAGGAACATACGTATCTATATTCGGTCAAGGGTACTTTACAACATCAGGTGCTACCAAAACAGAGTACGATACAAATGCAGGAGATGAAAGTAGCTACGACTTAGGAAACACATCATACCCAGATACTGGCTGTCCGACACCAATAACTCCGACACCAACATCTACCCCGATACCGCCAACCCCTACACCTACCCCGACAGCATTAGGATGTTACACATATTCAATCCAAAATAATGACTTGTCTCAAAACTTAACATTCCAATATAGAGATTGTGATGGAAACTTAATACAAGATCAAGTAGTTCTTGCAGATAGCGGAACACCAGACTTCTGTGCAGAAGAAGGAAGTGTAACTAGACAAAGTGGGACATTTAGTTGGGTATTAACAACTGAAGCAACAACCTGTATAGAACCAACCCCTACTTCTACACCACCATCAACACCTGCTCCAGTAACCCCTACACCTACTTCTACTAATATTGATCCATATTTCTATTACATAGTAGAAAACTGTATTACTCAAAATATAATAAGCGTTAGATCAACACAAAATCTATCAGCAGGTATAAGTGTACTGTATAACGGAGAATGTTACGAAATACAAGGAGGAGGATCTCCTAACACAAACGATATTACAGCTCACTATACAGATTGTGTGACATGTAATGATAAAATAAACCCAACACCAACACCAACACAAGTACCGGTAACACCAACACCAACACCTACCCCGGTACCTGTAACACCAACACCTACTTCATCCCCTTCCTCCTCAGTACCAAGTGAAACATTAGGAGATGGAAACACTTCTACAGACGCATGTAATGATTTTAATATAGGAGGAACAGTAAGGTACTTAGACGGGCCATTCCCATTCGCTTCAGTAATCTATAGATCTTCAGACGGAACCGGAACAGCACCTGCTGGATACTATTCTGACGGAGGCGTATGGAGATACTGGACTGGTAGTACATTCTCAACAAATGGTTCTTGTGATACATACGGAGAATTAGTATAAACTAAACTAAAACAAAATGTGGTTATATAATACAAATATAGTAACAGAGATATCTGATATGCCTGTAAACACTTACGGGTTTATATACGAAGTGGTTCATATACCTACCGGTAAAAAATATATTGGAAAGAAGGTACTTTACTTTGAACGAAATAAAAGACTCGGTAAAAAAGCTCTCGAACAATTAAAAGTAGAGAGAAAAGAAAAAGGTATAGGAGGAAGAACTCCTCTCAAACAAAAAGTAATCACCGAATCAGATTGGAAGACATATTATGGTTCTCATGAAGAAATCAAAAAGATCTTAAAAGAGGAAGGACCAGAAAGTTTCAAAAGAACGATACTTGAGTATGTACCTAATAAGAAGCTTCTAACGTATTATGAATGTAAATACCTATTTATAAAAGAGGTATTAGAAAACCGAGACAATTACATAAACGATAACATACTCGGTAAATTCTACAGAAAAGACTTTAACTTATGATCAAACTAAAAGACGTAATAGGATACCCATCACTTCAATACCATATAGACAATGGTCTCTCTTTACATGAACATGTCTACCGTTATTCTAGCGATGCCTTTATACAACTATTTGCCGAAGCGAGAGAAGCTCTTAAAGACGAGGAAATAGAGTTATCTGAAGAAGATAGAGAATTATTAGAAACTACCGACATTGGAGAATATGGAGACTATAACGGAATGAAAGTACCGTTAGACTTGCCGATGGTTTCTACAAAATATAATCCCTTATTTGAAATCGGAGCTTATATCGATGAGATGATGGAGGATGAAGATCTTTTAGATGAAGGAGCTACCCTAGAAGGTATGATCAACTTCGATGAAATAAAAGAACTTTGTGATTCTATCAATGTTCCAATCAATATGGAGCAGTTTAGAAAAGCTGTTAAAATGAATAGTGAGAATCTAGACTATAATGGATTTGATATGATTAAAGCTTCAGTAGACTATATACCAGAAGCCGAATATAAAGGAAAGAAAGTACAATTAAATAAACCTAAACGTGGAGGATCTAAAAAGTTCTATGTTTATGTTAAGAATCCAAAAACAGGAAATGTTAAGAAAGTTTCTTTTGGAGATACAGGACTTTCAGTTAAACTAAAACAAAAAGGAGCTAGAGCTTCATTTGCGGCTAGACATAAATGTGCTAGTAAAAAAGATAAAACAAAAGCAGGATACTGGTCCTGTAATATAGGACGTTACTGGAAATCATTAGGAGGTGGATCAAACTTCTCAGGATATTGGTAGAGAATAGATTTAGATAATTATGGGATTATTAGACAAGTTTAAAAAAGGAGGTTCTTTACTTAATAAAAATAAAGGAAACACCCCACCTAGCACTTTAACCTCAGGTATTAAAAAAGCTTCTGAAATAAAGTCACTAGATAAACCTACGTCAAAAGGTAAAGTTAAACAGACATCTGAACAAAATACTTGTTCTGAATATATATTTGCCTCAGATGGCGGTAGTACGGTAACGTATACATATAAACCTTGTGGAGGTAGGACATATAAAAGTTTAATTATTCCCAACGGAGATGCAGCACCTGATGTATGTGCAGTAGATGGTTCTATAACAATGACACCGGATAACGGGACATTATTAAAAGTTAGAGATTGTACTCCTGCACAACCAGCACCTAGCCCTACTCCTACTAAAACCTCTGCCCCCGCTCCTTCAAGTACCCCTACAGGAACTCCAGCACCAGCTCCTTCAAATACTCCAACTGGAACTCCTGCATCAACACCAGCATCAACTCCAGCCAGTACTCCTGCATCAACACCAGCATCAACACCTGCTAGTACTCCTGCACCAGCTCCTTCAAGTACCCCTACAGGAACACCTGCTAGCACCCCTGCTAGTACTCCTGCATCAACTCCAGCCAGTACTCCTGCACCAGCTCCTACAAGTACACCTACACCAACTCCTTCAAGCACTTTAGAGTCTTTACCTGAACCTACACCAACTCCTACATCAACATCAATACCCCCTACACCAACACCTTCAAGTACATCACAACCAGTACCTGAACCTACACCAACCCCTACATCAACATCAATACCTCCTACACCAACACCAACTAGTACATCAATACCTACTACACCAACTCCAACAGGAACACCACCTATAACACCGACAACAACTACTACATTAACTCCTACACCAACAGGAACACCACCTATAACACCGACAACAACTACTACATTAACTCCTACACCAACAGGAACACCACCTAATACACCTACTCCAACACCTACAAATGTACTGGTATTTCCACTCTGGTATGCTATCCAAGGAGGTTCCAACTTCGACGGACTTAACGTATCTTTCAGTACTTTCGAAGAAATACAGTCCTATATGTGCTTTAGAAGAGATGATCCAGGGCAACTCGCCGGAAATGCTTTTAATTACTATACCTCAAACAGAGACTCTGAACCGGTAGATGGAAGTATTCTATACCATGAATTCGACGGAAGTGTAGTAGATAACGCAAGAAGGGTATATGCACCATCAGACTTGATCGATCCAGCAGATACCGGATTAAAAGATTGGATACTAGTAGAAACAGACGCTAACGGAGTAATAACTACAACTCCTTTATATCCTTGCCCTACTCCAACTCCTACTCCAACAGGTACACCAACTCCTACTCCAACTCCTCCAGTTAGCTACGGACTTGTATATGGACCTTTTACAACAAATGGAAGTTGGACAGATCCCTGTGGAAGCACAAGTACTTATGCCAACACGTATATAACTGGAACTAATAATCCTAATAATGTACATTCAGTAGAAAACTTCTTGATACGAAATAGCGATAACTCATTTAGTCCATTCCCAGCTTCTAGGTACTTTGTTGGAACCAACGGAAACTGGGCATATTGGGATCACGAACTTCAACAAGTTACCTCAACAGGTACCTGTTAAACTTTAGGACTATAAATGAATAAACCTTACATAGAAGAATTAAAAGATGGTTATATTATTAGAGAGTTCTCTGATAAGACTTCTTCTATGGAATTCGTTTGGCATAGAGATCGAAATGATAGAGTTATAGAACCTCTTCATAAAACTGATTGGAAATTTCAATTAGATAATGAGGTACCAATTGAATTAAATCGTATATTTATAAAAGCAGGAACCTATCACCGGTTAATTAAAGGTACAGGTAACCTTACTTTAAAGATAAAAGAATCATGAAATTAGCAAAAGTATTATTACAAGAAAGCGAATCAGGAGATAAACTCGCTATGGGTATCTATAAAGCTATTGATGCTGTAGATCCTAACCTTAACTATAGAGATTTTGCTTCTGCCGTTGCGACTGTAATTAAAAATGAATACGGTACTCACAACATCGAGCCTTTCATGAAAGAATTACATTCACAGTTAGGTTTAGCTGAAGTAAAAGAAGGAGTAAATGACAATCTAAAAGTAGAGATTAGCTACACTAACTACGGCGACCTTTACTCTATAAAATTTAACGGCGAAAAACAAAGAGGAGAGGACGAACAAAAAGCAATAGAGTATTTAGAGAATACTGCTAACATGAAACTACCTAATAATGGTTATGACTCTAAAGCTTTAAATAAATTTACAGATGCACTAAAAGCTCAAGGAATAGAAGCAAGTACATCTGAAATGGATGTTGACTAAAACATTATGAAACTAGCTAGAATACTGTTATCCGAAATATTACAATCTACTCCAGAATTTGATAGAGAGATTGATAAGATTGCTGACCAAGGAGGTAAACATTTAGGAGCAGGTGATTATGGTTCAGCATACCTTTTAGGAGGAAAAGCAATTAAAGTTACCACAGACGAAGTAGAATTAGAACATGCCGAAATACTTAAAGGTAAAAAAACAAATAATTTCGTTTACATATACGATGTTAAAGTTTTAGAACCTAAACTTGGAATCATAGAGATGGAAGTTTTAGGAGAATTCAAAGGAGACATTCCTGAAGAATTTGTAGATGCTGCAAAAGCCGAAGCCGAAAGATTCGGTATAGACCCGGACGAATTAGACTTTATTGGTGATAATATAATGATACACCCAAAGTCCGGTAAGTTAAAAATGATTGACGTTTAGTTGGTAGTTTAAATAAAAGTTCTTATCTTATATAAAGATACGGACGAGTTATGGACTATACATTTTTATTAGGATCCATTGAAAATTTATTAGGTAAGAGTCATAAGAGAGCTAGAGAGAACTACGCTTTCCATTGTCCTTTTTGCAATCACCGCAAACCTAAATTAGAGATCAATATGGCAACCAACGAAGAAGGTAAGAACTTCTGGGAATGTTGGGTATGTCAAACTCGAGGAACTACTATCCGATCTCTACTCAAACAACTCAAAACACCAAGAGAACAAGCTCAAGAAGTATTAAAGTACCTACCAAAAGGTACCTATGTTGAGTATAATAAAATCAAAGCGGTAGAACTACCCAAAGAATTTCAGACACTTTACAATGCTTCAACTACATCAATAATAGCCAACCAAGTAAGAAAGTATTTATATGATAGAGGACTTACCGATAATGATTTTATTAAATATGGTATTGGATACGCAACAAATGGACTCTTTGGAGGACGAATTATTTTTCCAAGTTATACTGGATCGGGACAACTCAATTTTTATGTTGCAAGAAGCTTTGACGGTAACTACTATAAGTACAAAAACCCAGAAGCCTCCAAAGACATAATATTCTACGAGAACTTAATCAACTGGAATGCACCTATAATTTTATGTGAAGGTGTATTTGATGCAATTGCAATAAGACGAAATGCTATACCGATTCTAGGTAAAGCAATTTCAGACTCATTATATAAAAAGATATTAACTAGCTCAACAAAAGACATTTATATCGCTTTAGATACAGATGCAAGAACAGCTGCAATTAAAATAGCAGAACGATTTTTAAATCTCGGTAAAAGAGTTTACTTGATTAACCTTAAAGAAAAAGATCCAAGTGAGATGGGCTTTAAAGCTTTTACCGAATTAGTACAAACTGCAGAAGAGTTAGACTTAAGTAGTCTAATGATGCACAAACTAGACCTATGATAAGACAAGGTACAAACATTCTCAAAGAGAGTGCAAAAGAAAGATTAGACTACAACCCGGATTTAAAACAAATTAATTTTTTAGACCGAAGAGTCTATAAGAGAGGCGAAGGAGTATTTTACCCGTCCGTAACTACAATACTCCAGTATATGCCCAAGAATAAGTTTTTCGACAACTGGTTGAAAGATGTTGGGCATAACGCCGATCTTATTTTAAGAAAAGCAGGTAAAGAAGGAAC